GAGCTTCTGCCCTTTACCTTTCCGCTACGCGCCGGTGACCGTTGGTTCAGGGCGTGCTGGGTAATTTCAACCGTACAGGTCGATATTTTTTAGTCAAGAATATTTTTTAGTCAAGAATATTTTTAGTCAAGAATATTTTTTAGTCAAGAATTAGAGAAACAACGTTCGGCGGCCGAAGGGAAAGCCAATTAGAGAAACAGAGAAACAACGTTTATCGCGCGTAGTGAAATAGAAAATACCGACAGAAAAGTAAAGGCATTTGTAGAAATATTCTTAAATTGGCTTTCCCTTCGGACGCCGAACGTTGTTTCTCAAATTCTTGACAAAAATAAAAATGTTCTCAACAAAAAATATTTTTGACAAAAAAATAAAATCATTCCTGATAAATACTTAGATGGATGAAAACGTTCTATGACTTGCTCATTAGTCATTAGTCATTAGTCATTTTCGATTTCGGATGTACTAAAACAAAACAGGTGATACAATCTAATGATCATATCACCTGCTTTGCATCATGATGAGAGTGATTCCGTTGGGGTTCGAACCCAAGACCCACAGCTTAGAAGGCTGTTATACAGAACACCAATAAAATGCCTAAACAATAGCAACTTACGCTATAGGCGAATAATCATTTTGCGGCAATTTTGCGACATTTTATGCAAGCCTACTCCACAGAACATACAAATATACTTTACATTATCATTTCCTTTTCTGCTGATATTCCACAACTAAGAGCTGCTTCACATCTGCTAAATCCAACTCTAAATCACGATAAGTAGGATTAAAGGAACGCAATATAAGCTTTCCATTATTCATATCCAAGTCAATGATACGCTTCAACAGAATACCTTCTTTATGAACTATGATATATTCCTTTCCGTCTATATGAAGTCCATTGCTCTTTACCATGTAGTCAGGGCAGACTTTACATATAACGATGTCTCCATTCTGATAAGCTCTAGACGAGCCATCATCCATAGAATCACCGCTTACCTCGAATGCTACGTACTTTTCTTTATCTTCCTTTACAATAGGGATTGTTGGGAGCGATGATATATATACATCATCTGCATATCCGCTGAGATAACCAGCATAAGCCATCTGTGGAACAAGAGGAACAAAGCTGACGCTTGAATTGATATTCGATTTGATGTCATCGTTAAACATCTTTCCTTCTCCGGTCTTAAGCCAATTCAGATTTAGCTGAGGGTAAGCCAAAGAGATATTCTTCAAGAAAGTCTCGCTAGGCATATCCGGCAATCTGCTAATTGCACTGGTATAGCTCTTACATTTCCGCAAGAAGAATGTAGTACTAATTCCCATCTCTGTACAGAATGGCGCTATTCTGCTTTTGTAGTTGTTGAATTTCTCAATATTAGCCTCCGGCTGCAACATTTCGCCAGCTCCATTAGCTAGCCAATCCATATTAAGATCTGGGAATTTAGAATTCACTCTATAAGATACTCTTGCCGTGAATACACCATTCTTCCCTATGATTGGAAAGTTAGAGGCCACATCAGCTTTGTCGCAAAATTCTCGTTTGGTAATTCCTTTATATTTAAGATACTCACGCAGTCTAGTCTTTGCGTTTTCGTTTTCGCTTACCTTTATAGGTGAAGAGATGAACATTTCCCCCATTCCCGTCCTAATATAACTTGGATTTACCTGCGGAAATTTTCTCGTTATAGCTTGCAAGCTTTTGGAAGATACACGATTAGTTATACGGCTGACGAAGCCATGTCCTAAGCCAACGGTATCCTCGAATTTTTCATTTGAAGTGTAACCCAAAGCAATGATTACAGCCTTCAGTCTTTCGTATGCACTATTCATAACCTAAAATTTAATACGCAGTAAGCGCATGTGTAACTTAATTTATGTAAACATTTAGAGCTTAAAGATAATAAAGGTTAATATAGTATATTTAAGCACTATTTTATTTGCATGTTTGCAATACTTTTCTTATCTTTGCACTCGAAAACATTAAATATGTTGCAAATATACATAAATATATCGTAACTTGCAAGAAATTTAATATATTTTTTGTAATATTACATAAAAAGGTGAGACACACCATAAAAACTGGTGATAATGACAAAGAAAGAAATTTTAAAACAATGGCTTGATGAGCCGAAAGTGAAATATTGTGGCAGTTCAAATTTTACGTTAGGTTATGGTGATGGCTGGGATTGGGTTAAAGATACTCTACGACCAGCTATCACGAAGAATGCGATGTTCCTCAGATTCTTGGAGCATGGTTTCTGTGAGATAGAAGAATTTCTGAAATCCAAGTCCGAGAAACCGAGCGAAGAGGATTGTACCTTGTATTCTGTTGGATACAAAGATGGAGTCACTGATGCCATGATAGCAATAAAGAACAGATTTGAAATATTTAAATAGGAGGTTTTGATGGATTTAGGAAAGGCGATTAAGACAATTAGGGTAAGCAAGGGCTTGACCCAACGACAACTGAGTAAGGCTATCGGTTGTAGCGAGACAAACATGTTGTTTATGGAGACAGGAAGAACGTTTCCACGTAAGAGTAAGATTGATGCAATATGCAAGGTATTGGAGATTCCGATGTCATATTTGTTGATGTTCTCTATTACACCGGATGATATTCCGGAAGATAAGCAGAGTTTGTATACAAGCATCGTTGAGCCGATGCGTAACGAATTTATTAGGGAGTTGTTGCGATGAAGAAAGGCTATTATTTTGTGGCTAAGTATGTCAAGAATGGCATAACACGAATATGTACAGGTACACAAGAGACGATTGAAGGCTATTTTGATTTCGTCAGTGCTGGAAATTTTATAGCAAAGGAACATAATGTTGATTTCAAGGACGTAATTGTAACTTTTTGGTCAGAGATTAATTCAGTAATGTTGGATAAATATAAGAAAACATTAGGAGAGCAGAATAATGGTTGAATTCGAGTACGAAGGAAATATCATTTGGAAAAATTACGACTTTCATTTTATGCCTTGTGTAGGAGATAAAGTTGTGATTAACAACCTTACATATAAGATTAAGTCTCGTGTGTTCAAGTGTGATGGGAAGATAGTTAAAGTGGTTTTAAAAAAGGTAGATAATGAAATTACGAATAGTTAAACATGTTTGTGCCGATGGAGTAGAAAGAGGTATCTTGGAGTACCGCAACCATTGGTGGGAGAAGTGGAAGCCATTGCATCAGGAAGGCAAGCTGGCTTATGTTTCATATATGGGAACGAAACCATATAAGTCATTGCAGGAAGAGTGCTTTGATGTACTTGGATTGAATGAAGAACAGATAAAGGTGCGTGAACAGATGTCCCGTTATATCTTGGATGCAGAAGAGGTATATGTTGGTGCTAGAATAGGCAACGAATATCATATCGGCTATGATGTTGATAATGATGAGAGTCTTGAAACGCTTAGAAATTTGGAGGAATAGTTATGATCGGAAAGATTTTTTCGGTTAATACCGATATTGTATATCGTAGAGAGGAGAGTTTGAATCTCTTCGAAGGCAAGAAAAAACTTGATAAGGTGGTTTCCGATCGGGTGTTCAAGGAACAAATCAAGTTGCTTGGTTTTACCATCAGGACAAAGTATTTCTATCAGATTTGCTGCCCACAAGTCAATATGAATGATACCCATGAGGTTTGCACATTGTATAGGGTTGAGGATTTGGTGAGAAAAGAGTGCTATAACAAGGTTGTTGAATATTCTATTAGAAAACATCATGCCTAGTGTTAATTGTTTCAGAAGAGTCTTGTTGAACGTAGGTGGCAAGAAGATAATTATCAGTGTGCCGCATGGAATGACCGAAACCGAAGTAAACAAGGTTATGATTGTTACTAGAGGTTATCTTCAGCAATATGTCTATGTTGAAATGGTGTTGGCAGAGTGCTTCATGCAGAAAATCGAAAAGAGTATTCTGAAGAAGAAATGCGTTAGGTTTGAAGTGAAGAAGAAGTGGGTGGACTGCAAGAAGAACCTTCGCAAGGCGATTAAGTATTATGACGCTTATGTTCCTAATGCAGATTTCAATAACGAATTCGCAATGACGTTCTATGACAAGATTAGTGAAGACTTGTACAAGTTGCGAGATAAGCTTGCGGTGAGGTTACAGAACTTAGGGATTGGTGAAAAATCGGGAGTTTATGCGAATGCAATCATCCTGTACAATCTGACCAACCTTTGTTTGGGAACTTACGAGAATATCATCCGTAAGCTGTATGAAGATTTGCATGTTAACTTAATGCAAGCGTTCAAGGATTTTGCTCCTATTTTGGCCTTTGAAAATTCTTATGACTTCATGGCATTGGTGATGGATAAGGATTTCAAAAGATTGGCTGACCATTTGATGACTAAAGAGATTCTTTCTTATTTCGATAAGGTGAGAAACGGTGTCTTCAACGAACAGACTTTGAATGCAGCCGCTGTAAATGCGACAGAAGACTTGAAAGACGATGAGAAGGATTTGCAGAAAACTTATATCGGAATTAGTGACTTTATGAAGAGTGACTATCCTTTGGAGAGTGTGACATCTAAGAAAGCAAGCTAATGAAAATCGAACCAAGTGAGTTCTTGCCTATAGGTAATGAATTTCAGAAAATCTTCGGAATAAGCTTTGGAAAATTCATTGATATGCGGTTTCTTTTAGCGAGAAAAGAGTTAGTCTTCAATCTGCTGAAGTTCACAGATTGGCTTGAAGAGTGCTATCCGGATGAGTGTTCCATTGATGGAGTGAGTTATAATACTGTTGTCGAGCGAAAGTTTGGTAAGCGAGGTGTTAAAATGATAAAAAAGCTATTGAAATGAAATACCCACGTGTCAAAGCCGTGTGATGCCCAGCGTGGGGGCGGGATTGTAAACTTAGGAGTCACACGGCTTTATTTTGAAGTTTCATAACTACAAATAGCCTATCGCTAATGGTTGTTCCCTTGGGCAGGGAGATAGTTAATACCGCATCGTAAGATGTGAACACTTAAAATTTGCCGACAACCATTGGCACTTTAATTATAAAACAGGTGAAAGTTCTTGCCGATTTCCTTGCATATATGAAAGAAATTTCGTATCTTTGCAAGTGAATTTCGGTGAGACACACCTTTCAAAAACTGGTTAAAATTTAAGAATATGATTTCATACAAGTACAAGCTATATCGGACGAAGAAGACGAAGCATTTGGATAAGATGCTCCGTGAGGCTTGCTATGTTTGGAATCACGCTCTTGCCTTGCAGAAGAGATACTATAAGCTGTATCACAAGTACATTCCAAGATTTACTATGTATAAGCATTTCTCTAAGTGTTATAAACCAACATTGCTTAATTGTCAAACAGTTAGGGAGGTGTTGGATAGATTGGATATATCTTACAAGCGTTTCTTCAAGCATGATGCGAAGCGTCCACCAAAATTTAAGAAAGCAATAGAATTTGGTTCATTTGCCTTTCAACAAAATGGCTATTCCCTTAGTGGAAACGAGTTTGTGATAAACAAGATAAAGAAGTCATTTAAGTTCTCTCTGAGCCGTCCCTACGATGGCAAGGTCAAGAGGGTGTCGGTCAAGCGAAACAAGTTGGGCGAGTACTTTATCGTCCTTTGCTTAGACAAGCAAGCCGAGTCTTACGGAAAGTCACATGATGGTGCATCCGTGGGCATCGACTTTGGATTGAAGAAGTACATGACTTTGAGCGATGGGCGTGAGATTGATAATCCTCAGTTCCTTAAAACTGACTTGTTGGAGCTTAGACGCAGGTCTCGCAACCTCTCGAAGTGCAAGAAGGGCAGCAATAACCGCAAGCGCAAGAAGCTGGAGTTGGAGCGATTGTATCAAAACATCGTGAACAAGCGTTCCGATTTCCAGTGGAAGATGGCGCATGAGTTGTGCAAGCGTTATGACTTGACTTGCTTGGAGGATTTGAACTTGGAGGGAATGAAGCGTAATTGGGGACGCAAGATGTCTGACTTGGCTCATGGCGATTTCGTTGTGAAGTTGGAACACGTTGCGAAAAAATATGGCGTTCAGGTTCATAAGATTGACCGATTCTTCCCTTCGAGCCGCCTTTGTACTTGTGGTTATAAGAATGATAAGCTGTCATTGAGTGATAGGGTTTGGACTTGTCCTATTTGTGGTGCAGTTCATCCTAGAGACCTCTTTGCAGCTGAGAATATACTTCGGCAGGGCATTGCCGAATTGGGTAGTGGTAGTAAGCCGTCCGAGCAATCGCAAGGGTGCAGCCACGTTAGTCACCCAACAATTCCTTGCAAGTAGCGAGGGAGTATGTCATCAAACCAGGTCACTGGGGAGGTGTTGACACCAACAAGGGTTTAAATCCCTTGTCATCCACTAATTTTAAAAGGTAAAATCATGAATGAGTATTGTGAGAATTTGATTTCAAATGGAGTTCCTAGCTGGATAGTAGAGGAGGCTTATAAATTTACAATTGAGACTTTGAAATCAGCAGAAGGTTTGGTAGGAATTGATAAGGAAAATAGTGAGCTGTATAGAAATGTCATTATCGCAGCCTACATTGAGGGTGCTAGTGCTACATTGGTAAAAGTGCAAAAATATTATGGCGGTGAGGAACATAGTTAGACAATGGAACGAGGCAACTGAAGGATATTCGTACCGCTTCAAAGGTGGAGATATTTTTCTCCGGTTGGTTAAGGCTGAAGGTAGTTATGAATTGCGTAACCCTATAGGTTATGGTGTTCAAGTAGTCAAATGCAAAGACTTGGATGAAGCGGATGCAAAAGCCAAGGAAGTGCTAGAAGCGTTTTTTGAAGACAAAGTTAACATAAAAGTTATTTGATTATGGACTTAGAATTGTTGATTGATAAGATAGACTTTAATCAAGGTGCAAGACAGATAGCCAAGCAAGCCTTGGAAATGGGAATGAAATATCAAAAAGAAGGTGCTTGGCATTCTGTTGAAGAGCTGCCTGAGTATAACAGACGCATTGTCGGTCTGACCAAGGTTCGCAAGCGTTTCAAGCATCTGAATTTCTTAGGCGAGGAATGGTGGAATAGGTTCACGAAATCAAACGCCATCTATAAATGGGCTTATGTGGACGATTTAGTTTGATAGTAATCGTAGAAATCCATAATGCTATTTTGTTTTAAATGTTTACCCCATCACTATATATAATAATGTAGTGGTGGGGATTTCTTTGTTAACGTCAGCAAATTATCGGTGTTATATGTTATGATATATTAAAGAATAAAAGAAACACATTAAAAAGTTTGCATATTTCGGATATTCTTTGTATCTTTGCATTGTAATTAAGAAACAAGGTTACTAATTTTAAAAAGGTGAGACACACCACAAAAACTGTAAGAAGAAAGTGGAAAAGAATAATGTTTATGTAGAGGTGTTGGCAAAGATTGCCAGCCTCATGGGTAGAACAAAGGAGTCTATCCAGATGTCGTCTTCAAATACTCATACGAGTATTATGATGTTTGCCGAAAATAATAGCAAGATTATTGGAAATTGGTATTTTGATGCTTCCGATAGCAAGGAGTTGGTGGATGCTACCTTCAATGGTCTGAAGGCTTTGGTTGAGTCTCTTGAGCACAATAAGAGCAATGACGGACAAGCAGCGTAAGTACATAGAAAGTCTTATCAAGAAAGTGTTTCGTAATGCAGATTCGCAGAGCGAAATACTTTCCAGATTGGATAGGGTTAAGATTTCAAGCCATCAAGCTTCAGTAATGATACATGCATTGAAGTTAGAGTGCAATATCGGTCGCTCCGTTCCGGCATATATGTTAATGGCAAACAATCTAAATTCAAAAATGGATGAGTTCTTTAGTATATTAGGGTACGATGAATGACGTATTCTTCAAGAAGAAAAGAAGTTGATATGAAAAAGGTAATTATGATAATAGCCGTTGCCGCCATTTTGGTAGGTTGCAAAGGTAAGGGTACAAGAGTCCAAATCTCGGATTCTGTTGACAAATTCAAGGTCGAGAAATTGTTTGTTGTAGATAGTATAACAGTGTACAGGTTTTATGACCAAGGAAATGCTATCTATTTCACTAACCGGAAAGGTAGGGTAGATGCAACCCATTCTGAGTACAATCCGGTTACTCATACATACAATGACGAGGTTAACGAAACTTTATGTGAAGGAGACTGAAAAATGGAAAAGAGATTAACTAAGGAAGAGTTCCTTAAGGACTTATGGCATCCTGCTAGCGAAATGCCTGATAAAAATAGAACATGCTTGGTAAGAGTTGTTTATCATCCTAATCATGGGATGTTTCAAGATGAAGAAAGAATAGAACAATCATCTTTTCACGATTTTGGATGGTATGATTACGATTTCAAATATATTGGAACTAATTATGATATTATTAGCTGGCTCTATATTAGTGATTTACTTCCAAAGGAAGGAGGTGAACAATGACTAAATGGTACTCTGCAAAAGAAGCTCCAAACTACGAAGAATGGATTCTTACAGAATGGTATGATGGAGACGATGGAGGTCTTAAGTACGAAGCTGATTATCTTTACTCTTTTGTTTATTGGAAAGATTATGTAAGGAGAAACAACATCACAAAGTGGTGTTATATTAAAGATATAAAAGATTAGGTATATGAAAGTACTTAAGAAGATTTTTGGTGAGCATGTTTTCGATAATCGAAATAAAGGCTTGTAGTGTTAGTCCGAATTTAAAGAGGAGGTTTGATTATGAAATTATCTGAAATAGAATTAGATTTTTTGTATGAGAAATCTGCCGAGTTGTTTAGAGATAAAGTAAAACAACGAGGGGAAGATTATGAACATGATAATAGATGCGCTTGCCCTGAAGCAGTTCGCAGAACTCATCTACGAACTCTTGCAAGAGAATCTATAGAAGATGTTAAGATTTTAATTGAAGAACTACGTAATAATGGTTATGAAGCTTAATAAAATGGTTTTTGACGATAAGAAAATAGAAGCTGCTGCTAATAAGCATATTGAGACAGAGTATGCTAGATACAATAGTGGCGAGGTTGAGGAAGAAATGATTTGTCTTAGGGGCAAAGATAGCTTCAAGGCTGGCGCTAAGTGGGCTATCAATGAGTTCTTGAAGGGATTGTGGCACTCATACGACGAAGTACCAACAAGAAAGAATAGTGATATACTGCTATTCTTTGAAGATTATAGTGCTGACCCAGAAGATGACTATGATGCATACTATGATTTAGCAGCAACAAGAGAAGGATTCACACAAGATGAATGGGAATTATTTATGAATATTGGGGGTACTCCTTCTAATTGGCTTTATATTAATGATTTGTTTCCAAAGGAAGGAGGTAATCATGATTAAGGAAGTAAAAATGTACTCTGTCATTTGTGACAGATGCGGAAAAGCCTTTATTGATGAGTTTAATGGCATTGTGGCTTGGTTGGACGAAGGAACTGCAAAAGAGCAAGCAATGGAAAGCGAATGGGCAGAGATAGGCAATAAACACTACTGCCCAGACTGCTATGAGTTTGATGAAAAGTTGGATGAGTATGTTCCTAAAAAGAAAGGAGATTTGAAATGAAAAAGAATAAACACTCATTAAAGATAAGTCGTAGTTTCTTTGGTGATATAACCCTTGATGGTTATCCAATAGCTACATATTCGAATGATGAATTGAAGATTATAAAGAACCTGCTAGAAAAGGTTCTGTGTGAAGTAAATGAATATATAAAAGACTAGGCGTATGGCACAGAAATATATAGTTAATGATATTGTTATGTATGAAAACAGAATACATACAATTATAGATACACTTGGGTTAAATAACTATGAGTTATCTTATATAAGACATCAAGTAAACCGAGCAGAGTTATCTGGTGTTCCTCTCACTCTAGAGATTCTAGAGAAGAATGGGTGGAAGAAACCAGATGGTTTTGATTCATATTGGCTTGGTAAGATTGGATTGTTACAAGATGGTGATGTATGGCATTCTGCTATAGGTAGTACAAGACTTGCCATCACTCATGGTAATATTCAGTATGTTCATGAACTCCAGCACCTTTTCTTCGGTCTTGGAATCAATCACGAAATGGAGGTGTAGTATGTTAAGAGAAGATATTAGAGGAATCTGTCACAGACCTTGTATCTATAATGACAAAGATAAATGTGATATGTGGGATGAGTTATCTGTTCCTGATGAAACAGAAGAGTGTGCAAATCAAATAGATGTTTAACTCCTTCGGGCATAAATAGATAGGAATATGAAAGCAAGTGAGTTGATAGAGCATTTAAAATCTTACATTGACATCACTGGTGGTGATTGTGAAATGTTTGTATTTGACAAAAAAGAAGGCGTTTCTTATGATATTAAGAATACTTCTACTGATGGTGATAACATATTTCTGCATGTTTCACCTGATACACACATCATAACAATGACACCAATGTAACTAACCACCCCTTATGGGATTAAATATAAGTAATATGGAAGAAAGAATGTTTATAGTAATAGTAAAAGGCGAAATTAATGAGTCTGAAATGTCATTGAAAAGGGCTATTAGTGAAGCTGTTGAGTGTGAGGCTAAATACGACGAGTCACCTCTTCGTGGTTGTGATGTTTCTGTAAAGGAGGTCGAAGATTAACTAACCGCCCTTATAGGGCATAAATATAAGCAATATGAAAAAGATTATTTTGGCAGCCTTAGTCGTTGCAAGTTTGTTCGCTTCTTGCTCTAGCGAGAAGACTTTTAAGAAGAAAGATGGCTCTACGATTACAGCAAAGCCTTATGGCTGGGCTAGTAAGGAAAACAAAGTAGAAGGTGTTAACTACGAGTTGAATGCTCCAGATGTTGTAGTATCTATCATCTTCGCCCCATCTGTTATCGCTCCAGCGTTGTTGACAGCTTACGATGTATGGGAGCCAGTATCATATACTGAGCCATCTAAGTAACTAACCACCCTCTCCTGCAAAAGGGAGAGGGTAAAAAGAAAGAAACATGCAAGTAATAGATTTAAATACGAGCTCTTCTCTTGTAGAAGCTGTAAGATTAGTAAAAGCTGAATCTTACAGATTACAAGAAAGAGTTATTGCTGAGTTCAATGATTTTATTTTAGACTCAAATAAGAGCGATGAAGATAATATTAAGGACTACAAAGCTCAATGGAATAAGAGTTACATAGATGGTATTGACTGGGAACAACGCAGATATGAGATTGCAAAAGAAATTTTGCCTTCGGTATTAGAAACCTCATTTGGCGCAAGAACTGAGGTAGAAGATAAAAATTTAGTTGTATCTTATGCTATTGAGTGGGCAGATGCGTTAATTGACAAATTAAAAACAAGGAGGATAAACGATGAGTAAGGAAAAAGCTAAGATATGTTTAGAATCAGCTTTGTCTGAGTTTGGACTTTATGAATCTTTAGGTATTAGAGATTACTTAAAATCTGCTTATGACAATATGGTAAAGGCACTTAAAGAGTTGGAGGATTAATAATGTGTAAAATAAATGTTAAAAAGTCAATTCTAGAGATTGTCGAAAAGAATAATCTAGAAATACTCAAGCTAGACTTATACAATGATGAAGAATCTTTTGTTAAGTTTGATGAATATTGTAAATTTTATGCTACTCTAGAAGACTTAGATTTTGAGGTAGAGTCAATCTTTATGTATGATAAAGTTCGTGGTATGGTTTATTGCCAAGATAAAGATACTAAAGAACCAGTATGGATAGAATCTCGTGGAGATGAAGGTGGTTCTTGGTGGGAAGTTAATAGAGTTCCAGAGTTCTATAAGACAAAAAATAATGATACAAAAACAGATATGGAAGGATGAAATCAGAATTTTAATAACTGATGAAGAAAATCTTGGTTCTGTACAAATAGCCATTCCATTTTATGTTAGTAATATTTTCGGTAAAGCTGATGCTCTAATATATGCACTCTTTGTAGATAATAATCATAGAAGAAATGGTGTTGCACAACACCTATTGCAACTAGCAGAACAACAGGCTAAGTTAAATGGGGTGAAGAAAATCGGATTGGAATTTGATAAAGATGAATCTGATAGATTTGTTCTAGATTGGTATCTCCGTAGTGGTTATAAACTATTTGATAAGAAAAGTAATTTATTAATTAAAAAATTGGAGTAATAGTTATGTCTTGGTTAGCAGTAGATAAAGGTGGCTGTGAACATATTTTTGCAGAAAAACCTTGCAGAAATGAAAGTAATACATTATGGATTTGCTCTGTCGTATATTTATATGGGCCGAGGTACGCAAATACCGGTTGCTGTTACCTTCCTAAAGGTAGTATTGAAATGCTCATCGGAAGAGAATTGTCTTGGAGTGATGATCCTGTAGAACTTAAATAAGAATAGCTTATGTTTGGATTTTATGTTATACTTACCATAGTTGTTCTATTTATAGCTTTTATGGGTGGAGTTATCGGTTATTTAATTGGTGAATATTGGAATAGATAAATATGAGCATGCAAATATGTAAGGAAGCCTATCAAGAATTGATAGACGGAGATATAGAATGGCTTCTTAGACAGCCTAGAGACCTCGAAAGAGATCATATAGAGGCAGTGCTAAGAAAGAGTGTTGAACTTTTATACGGGAAGGAAGAATAGCTTATGTATAGACCGATTACAATGTATCAGATTGTTTGCGATAGATGCGGAGAAGTATTTGGTGGTACAGATACTTGTTCTGCACTATTCAGTAACAAAGAAGTTGATATTGGTGACTACTCTGATTGGGAAATGATAGATGGTAAGCATTATTGTCCCGATTGCTACGAGGTGGAGGTCATTGATGGAGTGTATAATGTTAAAGCAAAATAGATATGAAGATAGAAAGTATCAAATTCAAGGCTAAACGTCTTGACGGAAAAGGATGGGTTTGCGGATATTTCTACGAAGAGAATGGTAATACATACTTCATTGAGAATCGTCAGAAAGAAAGCAAGTTAAACAGAAATCCCACTTATCAGGTTGACCCTGTTACTGTCTGCCAGTTCACAGGGCTAACAGACAAGAATGGAATACCTATCTATGAGGGGGATATTGTTATGTACAAAGATAACAATGCGGAAAGAAGAGGTGATATTAATTGGGATAGTAAAGCTGCTGCTTTCTGTTTTGGGCAAGATTTCTTATTCTACTACTCTTCTGAAGATATGGTTGTTGTTGGTAATAAATACGATAAGTAGGAATAGCGTATGATAGAAAAGATATTAGAAATAGTAGCTCAAAGACTGAATGCTTTAGCCACAAAGATTTTTAAGGAAGAGTCTTATCCTTATCTTCCTCCTCTTTCAAGAAGAGAACGAAGAAAGTTTGAACGTGACAACCAAAAAGCTGAGAAGAATATAGCATTATGTCGTAGATGCATGAAGAACTCTCCTAGTTGGTGGTGTCCAGGAGAACGTTGCTATTTCTTCCCTTATCGAAGACACGTATTATTTGGAGATAAAAATAAGTAGTATATGGAAATTGTAATTTTATATATAAGTGTTAGTCTAATTTACATCTTTCTTGTTTGCTTGGATGGAGAAGATGTAAAACCGAAATGGAAACAATGGCTAGCTGACAAACTAGGCATCAAGCCAAAGATAGATGTTAGATACATAAAGCCACAAGTCGTTAAGCTTCGTTCAAGAGTTACAATGTCGAATTTTGAAATGCAATACTATTGCCGTGACAAATCTGGCATGGAGCAATTGAAGAGAAGAGCAATAGAAAGTGTGTACGATGAAATTCTTAAGGGAATGAAGGCAAACGAATTGGTTTCCATTTCGCAATATAATGACATTTATAGTAATAACACTATTTATGAGGGGACATGTGAAATTTATAAAAACAAGTAGTATATGAAGATAAGACAAGCTAAGAAGATAATGAAGCAAGTCTATAAGACTAGATATTGGGCATATAGGCAAGGCTATTATTGTGGCAAGAAGGATGCAGGAAAGCTAGCCGGAGACCATCGTTTGTTAAAGGCTATGCGTCTTACAAAGAAGTGGGAAAGTCGCAAGATACGAAATGCTGTGAATAAAATACTGGAGAAGAATCCGTTCAAACCGAGGGATCTTCAACGTAGTGCTTTAAGATTAATGAGATATGGATGTAGCAAAGCTTAATCAGGAAATTTTAGGCGTAGATTTGGAATACAAAAACGTCTATATTGATGCGAAGAACACAAGAATGATACGTGCCAAATTACCTGATGGGTATTGCGATTTGGTTCGCACAGATGTGTGGAATGGTCGTGTGAATCATCCGGAAGAGCATGATATTGTAAAATATACGGCAATCTCTTGGTATAGAGAAGAATTTGTCGGTGGAGTTGATTTAGGTCGCAACTATATGCATGCTAAATATAAGTTCTTCGAGTTGGTTGTGAATAAAAAATATATTTTGGAAATAAAACATAAGAAAAATGAAAATGCTAGATAATAAGTTAATCATAGATATTCCTAAAGGAATGGAAGTGGATATTGAAAAAAGTGACTTGAAAGCGGGCATTATAGCATTCAAGAAGAGACCCTTCAGCTATGAGAATGTTATATCTACTTTAATAGACCGTGGTCTTAGTCCTGTCGTTGCTAATGTTACTAATAGTAATGTAGAGAAAATTGTTGCATTGGATAAGTTAATGGATATAGCTAAGTGTTATAATGGAGATTGGAAACCGGATTGGAATTCTAAAGAATGCAAGCATAATATCATGCGAACCAGCGAATACGGTATTACTTCTAGTAGTGATTATAACGAAGGTGCTATTTACTTCAAGAACAAAGAAGATGCCCAAGCCGTTATTGATAATCCGAATTTCAGAAGCATTCTTGATGCAATCTATAAGGACTAAGGCTTATGAAGGAAATGTTCTTTAAAAGTGTAAAGTTCCGTGAAGTTCAGCATTTGGCATTCTCGGATGAATATATAACTGCATACGTATCGGTGAACCATGTTCCTAAGATACACCTAAGTGTAAATACACCTCGTGATGAATATGGGTTTGCGAAAGGTAAATCAAAGCGTTACTTTAGAGTGGGGTTTGGTAAATGGCTCACCGAACGAGCGTTTGTGAAGAAATATTTTAGTGAAGAATAAATGAATATAAAAAAGTCAGATATGGGAAATAAGATTAATGTAGCGGAAATCCTAAAGGATAAGCCGCAAGGAACTAAGTTGTACGACTTATTACGCAATATAGACGTAGAGTTAGATAAAGTCCACACAACAGACGTTGGTAATTATATAGAATGTACATCAACTAATGAAGTAGGCAGTACTCTTTTGTTTGATTATTCAAAACTAGGTACAGAAAAATGCTGGCTTGAAGGCTTACGGATTCTCCTTCCTTCTAAGAATATGCGTGACTGGGGCAAATTCGCATGGAAGAAGGGCGATGTGCTTATCAATAGTTGTGGATTTCAGTGCATTTTCAAAGAATGGGCATCTGATGATTATACAAAGTTCAACGGATGCTATTCTAATAGCAGGGATGGTTACGAAGACGTATCAAATGCAGAAACAGCTAAGTTTGCCAAGTTAGATAACAATATTGCCTATGGATATGTCAGAGAGATTGAAAGAAAATTAGGTGGCATACTAAACCTTGAAACTTTGGATATTGAAAAGCAGTATGAGTTCAAGGATGGGGATATAGCTTTTGCCGACTATGGTAATAGACAAGATGTATTTATAGTATCAGGCATAACTGGTTTATCAGAAGGTTATAGCTCATTTATTTCTATAGATTTAAGTAGTCTAACTTTGAGTATGGGCTGCAGAATTAGTTTCTTTAAGAAAGACCTTTGTAAACTTCGCCTTGCCACTGACTCAGAGAAAAAACAGCTCTTTGATGCTCTCGAAAAGGAAGGCAAAGCTTGGGATGCTGAGAAAAAACAGATTGTGGATTTGAAGCCAAAGGTTGAGCTGAATCCATTCGATAATGTGTTGGTTAGACATCAAAAAACTGAGGAATGGCGTGCAAATATATTTAGCCATACAGATAAGACAGATGAATATCTTGACTATGTATGTGTTAATGGTAGATGGGAGTTCTGTATCCCTTACGAAGGCAACGAATCATTGTTAGGTACAACTAAAGATGTGGAGGTAAGTTATGGACGAAGCTTTTAAGAAAGAACTTATAGAGCATTGTAAAAGGCAAATGCAACGCTTTGAGAGAATGGGAAGAACAGATTCTTTCGCATATAAAGAACATGCTGTTTTACTTAGTTTTCTTGAACGTCCATATTTACATTTTTAATACAACAATAGTTATGATAGACGATAAGAAAATAGAAGGAGCCGCAAGAAGATACAGCAAAGTGACGGATTGTGATAAGGAAGAAGCCTTATTAATTGAAGAAGGCTTTAAGGAAGGTGCTGAGTGGGCTATCAATGAATTCTTGAAGGACTTGTGGCATCAAACAAATAAGGAGCCAGAAGGATATGATGAATGGATATTGCTGCACTATAGTGTAGGCAACTATTATTCATTAGCTCAAGTCAAAGAATTCAAGTCTTGGAAAGGATTTGTTGAGAATATGCCTATAGACGGGTGGTTCTATATTGATGATTTATTCTCAAAGGAAGGAGGTGAATGCAAATGACCGATGCAGAATTTAATAAGTTTGTGCTTATGCTAGAGAATGAAGCGTTTCGGTTTTCGAGAAGCCAAAACGAATTTAAGGAACATCGAGTAGTGATAGAACAGTCTTTCAAGATAGGAGGGATGTTCATCCTTCGAGAGTTGGAAAAGTATTTTAATCAAAAGAAGTAAGCGTATGATATTATATGAGAATCAATGTTTTGAGCTTTTAAAAGCTTTGTGTTATAGTGTCCCACAGAATCCAAATGTCGGTAGGTTTGAGATTGCAAACGTGATACTTGACACATTACAAAAAATAAAAGATGCGGATTAACAGCTTTCGGGCACAAATTTAAAGATAATGACAAAGGAAGAAATATTGGAAAAGGCATCTGATTTTGAGGATGAAGATGAGTTTGTGAAGTGTGATAGATTGCCGTTCACTGAAGAATTGTGGCTTTTACATCAGCTAGTGCATATCGGCTTGTCTTGCACCTATACAGGTCGTGGCTATATAATTGAGAAACTTAAAGATTAGTAAAATGGAAGCGAATGATTATTTGAAGGCTATGCAAGCTATGGACGAATTGGATAGACTTGTAACTAGTGTTTATCCGGATAAGTTCAAGTTGGTCTGCAAGAAGCATGGAATAGATGAATGCGAGGCGATGAACATGTATTCGTACTTGCAAAAGATGCAAAAAGGTCAGTCTTGGTTAGTTAGATACAAGCCATTGGAATATCTAGAGCGTGTATTAACACTAGCCAAAGAAGCTTATGCGTCTTACATGAACAACGGCTTGATTCTAAGTATGGTCAATTTTGGTGATAAGTATACAAAAATACTTGTAATCTTTGAGAAAGATAGCGTGAGAAGCCAATTGGAATTTGACCTTAGAGAGCAAAGAACATATGTTGATATAGCGGACTTTATTGGAAATGGTTACTCCATCGTATCTGTTATCCGTCAGTCTGACAATGTTGACAGCGAGAAGTTTGTTGGAGAAAAGGATGAGCGAAGTCATAGTATTCCTATTTACGATGGTGATGTAATGCTTTGTTACGTGAATAAACCGGAATTTTGGAGTTCCGATTGGCGTAATAGCGGGCTTTATATTTGTGAGAGCGGCTCATATCATAGATTGCTATACACCCCGAATAAGGGATATGTAAGACACGGAGAGCCTGATGTAGATGAAGACTTCACCCTTGATATTGGGGAAGAATCCTTCAGTAGTTATGTTATGACTTTAGACCAGTCTTGGTATAAGTTGGGTAATGTTCATGCAGGTATAGGCTTTTTGAAGGAGAAAGAATAGAAGAGTTAAAGGAGAGGAATATCATTTCCCCTCCTTTGCCTTAATCTCCAGCTCGATAGGCTTGCCACAATGAGGGCAGATGATAGCCGGAGACTGCGGAACGGATGGCTGCTCTGGTTGAACCTTTTGCAATGGCTCATCTGTAAGAAGTTGCCAATCCTCTACATTTAATGCAATAGCAATTTGATGCAAAGAATCTATGCTAGGAGTTGTTTTTCCGTTTACTATAAGTGAAATAGCATTAGCGGTTACTCCTATTGCATCTGCTAATGATTTAGCCTTCATTTGGCGTAAATCTAGGTAATACTTAATGCGCTTACTTATATTAATAAGGTATTCGCTTTTAATGTTGCTTTTTATCATAAAGTAATATTTTGATTATTTAGGCGCAAAGGTACAAAGAAATAAAGTAATAATGTGCTAAAATCTGTAAAAAGTAAGTAATAATTAAACAATAAAGGTTAAAAATAAAGTAATATGTTGATTTTTTCTCAAAATATTTGGTAGCTATCCAAAAATTACTTATCTTTGCAATGTCTTTAAGAGATAAAGGCTTTAAAGTTTAACTATTAATTGCTGTTATGCAGCCGAGTCGGCACTCGTAAAACGGTTTGAGGATATGACAACTTCAATTAAGAACAAGATGAGAAAGGTAATGCAGTTGGCACATAGAGCCTATCAGTTGAAATCAAGTTCAATGTCTTGGGTTGAGTGCTTGAAACAGGCTTGGCAGGTCGTAAAGCTTGAGGCAGCGATGAAGACCAAGGTAGTAGAGTTCTTCTTTATGAAGATGAATGGTGAGGTAAGACAAGCCTTTGGTACTCTCCTTCAGAGCCACATTGACTATACCCCAAATGGTACAGGGCATGCAGCATCAAGAGATTGCATCCGCTATTGGGATGAAGCAAAGGGCGCATGGAGACAATTCAAGGCTTACAACTTTTTGCGAGTTGCATAAATATATACACGTTCTAAGGTGTTTGGCGAGGCTTTGATAGGGGTGAGCCTATTTAATCACCCCTTTAGTTTAGGACTTTTAAAGTATTTGAGATATGGAGACAATTACTAAGTGTTTGAAAGAAGTGTTCTACAAAGGGCATCATATTACCAAGGTGGAGGACGTATTCGGTCAGGTTGCCGTTCGCATTGATAATGTTGTTGAACCGGACTATGCTAGCATAGCCGATGCAAAACGAGTAATCAATGGTAAAGCCCCTAAGTGGTTTACGGATGGCTATATGTGGGACGAAGCAAGCAAGAAGGTTATAAAAGACCCTAACGCTTTACGATGGGAGGAGTAAGAAAAGATAAGGAAAAGAACTTAATACAATTGATTATGGAAAAGTTTATTGATGGCAGTTATGAATTCGAGACAACAAACGAGTTTCCGGATGGCTATGAAATTTGGGCGATTGGCCGAAGAAATTTCGAGCACAAAGGCTACGTACCATTGTGTGAGGTCGATGAGAACTATAACGTAAAAAGAGATACCTTGAAGGCTTTGAAAGTAAAGGATGAAGCATTTGCTTTGGCTTTACTCTATGAAGCCGTTAAACGAGGAGTTAACAAGAAGAAGTATAACAGAATGATTAATGCATAAGAATATGGATGAGAATTTTCTGAATGTGCTCTATATCGAGCATACAGATAAAATGGGCGTTCTAAAGGACGATAAGGATGAAAGGGTATCAATTATCCTTGGGACGGACAAAACGCTTGTAGAACGCAAAAGAGAGGGTAAAACGTACCTTCTTGTACCTTTGACAAAGAACCACACATTTGTCTGCAAGGATGATAGCATTGATGTGGATGGTGAGCATATCAAGAGTGAAATCTTCTTCCGCAAGGATGCTTGCCAATGGATTGAGATTGACAAAGAAACGTTATCTAAGGTAGCGTAAGAAATAAGGAGGTTTAGGCTATGAAAGTATATGTAGTTATCACTTCATACCAACATGGATTGGGTGAGGCAGTTGAGGTTGAGGCAGAAGTCTTCTCTACCATAGATAAGGCAAGAAAAGCGATAAGACACAAAGGGATGAACACTTTGGAGAATTACAAGCGAGTTTTGAATTGCGATGATTATCTATACAATATCTCAGATTCATTCTTTCATATCTCAGACTGCGAAGGAGAGACGTGGGATAATTTCGATGTTGTAGAACGAGAAGTAAAGTAATAAGACTATGGATATTAAGATTATCAAAGACATCTTAGATGATGCAAAGGAGTGCGGTTGCATTGCAGGAATTTCACTCTCTAATGGGCAGTTAACTCATGCAAACTTTAGCAAATCAAAGTTATTTGATTTTACTGCCGATGTTCTTTATAACAAAAAAAAGCATTTGATAACTATACTTGGTGAGAACGGAAACAGAGATTACATTGATAGTGACTCTATCATACGTATCTTTATTAGAGAAGGTGTTTAACAATTGATTAGATAAGAATATGGATGCAGGTCATGTGAATGTGATATTAGGCGAAGCCGAGGACAAAGGTCTTAGAGGAAATATCAACTTGGTAGGTGGAGCAAAAATAAGTTTCGACTTCAATGGTATTGGTATTGAAACATCTTTCAATTGCAATACAAAGAACAGAACACTTATGATTGGGAGTGGAAGTACAGTAGTGTTTACACGTAAATATATTGATTGTAGCTCTATCCAGTATATTGAAGTGTTTGAACGTACAAAATAATTATAGGAGACAAGAATATGAATATACTAGACTATTATGAGGTTGTCACCTCAAAGATTTTCAAGTTGGAAAGCATGAACGAGGGGCTTGTATTGATAGCACCGGAGCAGGAGGTAGATGGAGTCCGTTCCTTGATGGTGGGACTATATGTGCCAGAGCATGAACGATACAAGATGTATACTTTCCGTTCCTCTATGAACGAGGGTGAACTTGGCGACAAGTACAAGGCGATGATCGGCACGATGGATGTGCTTAAACCGGATTGGGACAGAATTAGAAAGAAAAGACGGAAGAGGATTTAACCTCTTACCGCCTTAAGGATGCATTCGTTGATGAAGTCACTCTTGTTTCCGTCTAAGGAATTGAGGATGTCGAGTGTTTCTTCTGTGGCAGAAAAGAACATACGTTTAGCGCATTTCTTCTTGCGTCCACAGCCTTCTCTCGCACCTCCCCATGACTTGGCTGTCTTTTCTTCGTTTGTGTCCATACGTTAAAAATTTGGTGGTTTGAAAAAAAAATCGTACCTTTGCAACGAAATCCCAAGGTGGGAGGCGGTGGGCAGCACCACCTCCCTTGGAGTTAGAATAATCTAATCGTGAATGATAAGATTTCTATTTTCCAAATCTTCAATGAAACTTTGAGAACGTTCATAAGACTTTGGGATTTCATTTTACCTACTCTTTCAGGTTTTCGGCATCCCCTTTGTAATCTCTCTTTGATTACACTGCAAAGATACGAAAAATATTTGAAATATGCAAACTATTTCAAGATTATTTTAAGAAAATATGAAAATAAATTAGAGTTTTCTTGCATTTCTCGAAGGTTTTTGTTACTTTTGCGGATGCAAATAATAAAACAATGAGCTTATGAAAGTATTATCAATTCGCCAGCCGTATGCTTGGTTAATCGCTATCGGCTGCAAGACCATTGAGAACAGAACATGGAATAGAAAATTCCGTGGTCGTTTCCTTATTCATGCTAGCCAAGCTAAACCCGAAAAACTTGACGGATGGCAGGAGAGCGCAATGAAGAAATATTGCCAAGAGCATGGTATTGTTATTCCGGACTTCAAAGACTTGCCAACGTCAGCCATTATCGGCAGCGTAGAGTTGGATGATATTCAATTCCATGAGGCTTATCCGGATGCGTTTGCTGAAGATTTCCAATATCATTGGTTCTTGAAGAATGCTAAATTGTTCGATGAGCCGATTAGAAACGTCAAAGGCAAGTTATTCCTCTGGGATTATGAGTATAATGAAGCCGAAATGTAAAATAACAATACTTTTGTAATAAAAATACAAGTCATTGAAAATTAGCGCAAAAGTGTTTGTTCTCCGATGGGTTAGATAAGAAGTAAATGTAAAAATAAAGAAAGCCTCAACCTCTAACGAGATTGGGGCTTTTACAGTTGTCTTAGTGTGTCTCACCATTATTATTTCGTTCAATCAAAGGTAAGATACCTTTCTCCTTTAGGAACTCATAGAGAAAGAAACGCCCTTTTTGAGTCCATTTCGTGTTGTATTTGATGGTTTGTTTTCCATCATTGTGCGTAATGGTCACTGGCTCGCTATTCACATATCCCTTATCCAAATATTGGCGGTACAAGACCCATTGGTCAGAAACCTTGTGCTGGATACCATGCTCATGCAACAATTTGTTGAATGCTTGCGGACTCATTCCGTAATCCTGCGCCATTGATGTAATCACGCTTGTGCTCTTGTTCTTCATCATCACATCGAAGTAAGTAGTCTTAGGCTTCATCGTTGTAATCTGTGCGCTCAGTCCGACAATCTCCTGCGATGCCTTGGCAAGTTCCTCCTTCTGCTGTTTGTTCTCCAAGGTCAGTACTTGGTTCTTCTCGAACTGGTCAGCCCAAGCTCTTGCTGCTATAGCCGGATTAGTGAAATCGGGCAAAGATGGAACACTCTGCATTCTTACTTTTTTCTCAACCTCAATGAAGTACTTGCGAATCATCCTGCCTGTCTCATTGTTCTCAATCATACACAACTCCTTAGCCATATCCAAAGATAAGGCATACTCTGTAATAGTAGTAGCACCATTTTCTCGTTTAATAACTTTATTAAATGAGCAAAAGTCTTGATTTTCAACGAATCCGTACTTTTCAATACGGTTTCGAATCCAATTAGCAAACTGCTGCTTACTACCCAACTTATGGTGCAGCTCTCTTGCATTGACGGCTTGATTACCATCACGTTCTTCTACCTTGATGAGTTCAAAGCCTTCAACCTTGATTTCCTCACTTTGATTTACGAATGCTCCCAGCATGGGTGCATCATTCAAATTCTTTTCTAAATAATCTTTCATTTCTTAATTTGTTGATAATTTATATTTGGCTGTGGTGGAAACGAAAAGCCCCATCCGCTAAAGTCACGAGTGCGGACAGGGCTTGTGTCATTCATCCACTATTGTAGAGCGATGGACGGAATGACAATACTCCACGCTTGGAGCAAATGAAAATATTTAATTTTAAATTTTAAAAATATAATCTATATCCTCATTAGCCGTGCTCGTGACTTCACAACCTTGTTATTTTCGGCTGCAAAGTTAATGCTTTTCTTGTTAACTTGCAAACGCTTTAGTGTTTTATTTAAAACGTTAACGTTTGTTTTGCTTTGGAGGACTTCTGTCCTCACCAGCACGACCAATTCTTATGGCACATTTCTGCACATTACTTCTTCTTTCCATTGCTCACGGAATTTAATTGTTAAACATCAAAGATAATGTGCAGTTGTTTCGGTGTGCCTCACCATATATGTTACGCTACCATTGATAGCATTTCTTTTGATTGCATCTGAATCCATTGACAAGCATCCTTGCGGAAAAAGATGTCAGAATCGAACCGCTTGCCATCCACGATAATGTGACTACAATTGCATTCGAACTTATGGTTTCGGGTTAGTGGTATCAAAAGGTACGTATTACCCTCATTCTTGTCGTACACAAGCGTCAAGTCCGTACCGATAATCTGTGATACCACCTTGCGACCATCTGAGCTTAAAACGCCAATCTTGCCATCATGCTCAACGTAAAGAGCATCCATCAAATTCTTATCCATATCTCTTAAATATTTAATGTTCAAAGTCCGGTGCAGTTTAGCGTGTGCCTCACGAAATCTATTACAAGTCACACTCGTATGAGTATTGCTTTTTCAGCTTGTTCAATGCGTTCTCGGTAACGTAGTAGATGTTATCGAAATACTCGCTTTTCTTGATGCTCCGGCTTTCCTTCAGCTCTACCTTGTGATTGAATGTCACTTCGTAGCGGTTAGCGATGCTTGTAATCAAGAAATCGACCTCACGCTTATGTCTGTCCAGATCGGTCTCTTTATACTCACCACGCTTGATAAATGCGTCCTTGTTCGTCTCTTCGATGGTTGCAACCATGTTGCCTTGCATCACGATAATCTTTGCGCCCATATCTAGTTTCTTTTTAAATCGTTAGAAATCTGTTATGCAACTCTCATAAGGTTTGCCTTCTTGAAGCAACGCCATTCTTCTTTCTCGGTATCGAAGTACACTTGGCAAGTGTCATTCATCTTGCGACCTGCACCCTGTGTAGCTGGGATAACCTTCTCGCTCAATGTGCCGAATGCCTCACGCAAGCTGCCATCAACCTTCTGGAAGTAGAACTTCACGATGCGCTTCTTCATCTGACCCTTCAGCTTGATGTTCATCCAAGCAACCTTTAAAGCCTCGCTCATTGTGTAGCCATTCTTCTTGATGAACTGCCAAGCAAGCTTCATTACCTCACTCAATGTATTTCTTAATGTAATAGCCATAATCACTATACCGTTTTACGAGTGCCGACTCGGAGGTGCAACCTCAACTAAATGAATAATGTTATTGTGACCTTTGTTTCTTAATCACGATGCAAAGGTAACATATTTACGTTACACTGCCAAATATTTTAGAGAGAAAATGTAACGTATTTATGTTAATTAACAGATATTCATCTGTAACGTACTATTCTTTAAACTTCGTTAATACTTTTACGTATATATGCTACATTTCAAAGATTATTCTTATCTTTGCAAGAAAATAACAATGTAACGTATTAAGTATTATGAGATTTAAAGATGTTCTTAATAAATATGGTGTAACGCAACAAGACCTAGCTGACCGGATGGGTATGAATAGAGTTTCAGTTTCCCGTTTACTTAGCGAGAAAAACGACTTGCGTATATCAACTATCGAAAAAATAGCAAACGCTATATGTTGTCCTGTTGCGGAATTATTTGGTGAACAGAACAAAGAAGATGCTATGAGTGATTTCATCGCCCTAATTAAGCAAGGTAGTGACTTGTATTCCGCTTCTTCAATTGCTGAGGCTAGGGCTTTGCTTGACAAGCTGGAAAGTAATTAGGTGAGCGTTCCTCTCAAGTATTGATAATTAAAACAATTAGATTATGAAGAAAGATTTGTTAGTTGCCGTAATAATAATGCTTGCATTGCCATCTAAGGCACAAGAATATATCAAGGCGATGCCTGTAGTTCCCAAGAAAGGATTTCAGACATTTGGGCAGTATATAGAGACACATGATGTATCTGAAATGGATGGTGATACCGTAACGTTGGCAAATGTCTATGGAACTATAGGTTATGCCGTGATGGATAGGTATGTAGGGCGTATTGATAGAAGTTTCTTTTTAATGATGCAGGATGCTATATATGAAGATGACAAGAATGTAGATTCCAAGAAGATGCTTTATGTTCCTATATCACCTAGTAAATATGAGCTGACAGAATTCAATACCAATGTTATTAAGAAGAAGTTAAAGGAGGATTTCATACTCACCCAGAATAATAGCTTTTTCTTTAGGAATGATAAGTTTGTGGTTAAGGCAGAATGGTATTATGGAAGAAAACGTGTAACGTTTCATTGCCTAACATATCCTAAGCATTATATTCTTGCAATTGGTGAAGAAAAGGAAGAAAAGAAAGTTTTTGTTCCACCAATAGATAGAAAAAGTTTAATAGAGAATCCACAAATGTAGGATGCAACCAACGCAGATTTGCGTCCGTTCCTAAGAAAACAAAAAAAGGAGGGGAAATAGCATTCCTCTCCTTTGCCTAGAAATTCAACGAAGGCATGTTGTTGTTTCCGAAAAGTAACCTGAATGTTTCCTTTCCCTTTGGCGTGATTAGGGTTCTTGTGCCAGTCGCCTTGTCATTTCCCCAATCCTTCATCTTGAACAGGTCATCGTTATATTGCGAGTATGGCTTGATATGGTTCTGCTTGTCACGGTAGATGTATTTTTTCGCAATCAGTATCTTTATGAATTGGTTCTGTTTCAATCCAATCTCCTTTGCCGTGTCTCTGAAGTTCGTAAGTAAGCCTTTTTCAACCAAGTTATCAAAGTATTCTGCCTTTGGCTGCATTTCCTTGTTCTTTTCCTCAATGGCTTTCTTCTCTTCCTGCTCCTTTATCCAACGCTTCGCTCTCTCAATTGGGTCTTCAATCTGATAAGAAGGTATCATGCCTTGTGCTACACAATGAAAGACCTTGCGGTATATCTCGAATACTGGGCGTACTTTGCGGGCAATAAAATACTCCAAGCAAGCAGAAGTGAGATAATAATTAATCTTATTGCTACCGCCCCAATCTTGCTTGCCATTTTGGGCAAGTGAGTTATCAGAATCTTGCTCCGCATCATTGAGGAGCGAGTTTTCCGCATTATTGCGGATAACGATAAAGTCCACATTCTCAATGAAATTGGTCTTCAAGGCACGCACAGCATTATCCTTTCGCTCGTAAGCGAGCTGCCAGACATCATCAAGATTTACCGGATATTCCTTGCTCTGCTTATCTAACTCCAAAACACTACGAAAGTATCGCTCCAAATCTGATGAAGTACTTTCTTTTGTCAAAACAATCCCATTTTCCATTGTCTCTTTCTTTTCAGTTTTTAACGTGTGTCTCACGCTCTAAAAATTAAGCTGTTATTCCTATAATGTGGAAATCGGATGCAAAGATACGACTTTTTAGTGCAACTTGCAAGTATATTAATGTAATAAAGATTATTATAACAAAATATAACAGATAGTATAATGATAGTTAAATATAAAGATGAATAATGGCGGTTTCATATAAAAGATGTACTTTTGCATACTAGTATTCCGCATCATCCATAGTTGAAGCTAGGGATGTGTTGGATAAACTAGAAAGTGTTAAGTAACGTGGGGTGTTCCCCCACAAAGTTCAATAATTAAAAGTATGGGATTATGAAGAAGAAAATTATCATTGCAATTGTTGCAGCCATTCCCTTGTTGATGGTGTGCAGTGGATGTGGAAATAAGAACAAACAACCTACTATCGAGGAGCAGATTGCACGTAACAAATATATAGATAAGATTATGTGTAATGATTCATGTAAGGCAAAACGTGATGTAGTTTTAAAGAAATATTTCGGTTCAAACTATACTTTAGCCAAAAGTAAAATTAACAATTATGACAGCAATTATAATTGGGGATATTTTATGGACGATGGAGTCTTAGATGGCACAATAAATGGAGCAAAGGGAAAATATGAATATCATATAGATATTACGGTTTCTATAGAAAATCCACTAGATTGGACGCTTACGGAATTTCGTGTTAAGGATATAAAAACACAACATTACGTTTATGTAATAAGAAATGGGAGTGAAGAAAATGTAGAGGAATATGAGAAGGCAATTACAACGAGCAATTCAGAAAGTGATATATATGTTTCTGATGAAGACTTATCCGCAATCGAGGATGCTTTGCAAAGAGAATGGAATGTAAGTAATGCGATGAGTTCAGTAGGTGCAGAAAGTTCAAATGTCTTCAAGGTCAAAAAAGAAAGTGTTAGTGGAAATGAGGTAACTGTTTCTTATTCTTTGCGCTCTACCTATAGTGGTCAGAAGAAATTTGTTGATTTGCATGGTGTTGTCAAGAAGAATAGTGATGGCTCTTGGAGTGTCGTAAACTTAGGATATTAACAGTTTTAGTTTAGAAATGGTTTGTTTGCCACATTACAAGACTGATAATATAATAAGGTGTAATCTTAAAAATAAGTTTCTAAAAGAAAATAAAGTTTAAAAGAATAAAGAAATGCACTAAATAATTTGCGTGTTTCAGAAATTATGCTTACCTTTGCAAACGAAATCAGAAATGGTTTAGCCGTGAAGTGGTAAGCATGGTTACTGAGATAAGAAGAAATTTAAGAGTCTTCGGACTTTTCTATACTTTTAGCCTCGTTCGCACTTACCACATTAGCGGACGGGGCTTTTGTTTTGCCCCAAAGGTAAGAGGCATACCTGTAAAACTGCCGTGTCTAATTTTAAAAGTAAAGAAAAGTATGAAGACAATTAGTTTTAAGTTGGTTGGTGTTAGTCCATTGATGTTGAATAATCCGAGAACAGTTTCTCCTTTTGATGATTACGCAAAAGCGATTTCCTCTTTGACTAGCAAGAGACGAAAGACGGAAGAAGACCAATTGGAGATATGTCGATTGAGGTTCTTGGCATCCTTGTATCTGAACACAAAGGGCGAATACTACATTCCTAGTTCACACATCATGCAAGCCGTTAAATGTGCTGCCAAAGAGATTCGTCTTGGTGCAAAGGTTGAGCGTTCTTTTGGTGTTATGGATGATGGCTTGTTGAAGTTCAAGGATGCGGACAAAACCCCTGAGCAACTTTACGAGCTTGGTATTTATGTAGATTGTCGTGCCGTTGGTATTCGAGGCACAAAGGTTCTTGCTACTCGTGCGATATTCCCAGAGTGGAGCACAGAATGCACTTGTTGGTATGATGAAAGTCAATTAGACCGAGACCAAATTGTTAGGTTGTTCGAGGTTGCTGGTCTTAGATACCATTTAGGCACATACCGAGCAATGTATGGTAAGTTTGAGGCGAAAGTGATAAAATAATATTGGTTTTCCCCACATGGTGCTAGCGGAAGTTCGATTCTTCTGTGGGGAGCTAGATATTTAAAGTACGGTGTTGCAAAGTGAAGTGCTGTAGGGCAAAGTGAAGTCTAGTATAGTTAAGTGCAGACTGGTATAGCTTAGTGTAGTAAAGGGTATCTCTGTATGGTATTCATCAAGGTTCGATTCCTTGGCAGAGAACAATGTTAAAATAAAAATCATGGAAAGTGTAAAGGAATTAACAAATGAAGTGCTAGGAGCATTCGAAGAAGAGTTAGTAGCAAGCTTTGATGAAGGTCAGCTTATTCCTCATAAGTGGTTAAAAGAGAAGTTTGGTTTACCGAAACTTGCTTTTGAAGATTATGGTAAGGATGTAGATGCTTATATTGAGGCTATCCAATTACAGCAATTTACGTACATGGCAATGGTTGAAAAATTGCGTGAGGATATGTTGAAAAATAAGCAATGTTGCCTTCGTAATGTTTGGGGCAATGGCTACGTGATTGTTCCTAGCAACGAGCAAGCCAATTACGGCTACGACCAAATGATGAGCGACATCAAAAAGGCATTAAAGCTAGGTGCTGACATCATAAACAATGTACGACCTTTGCCTATGGAAGAACAATCTAAGTATTACGATACATTGGCGAAACTTGCAAAGGTTCGTGATGTATTTGCTAATTTAAAATAAAAAGTAAAGTATAGTCAAGTGCAATGCGGTGCTGAAGAGTGAAGTGTAGTTAAGTAGACGTAAGTGAAGTCTAGACAAGTAAAGTGAGCCATCCTTCGGGGTGGCTCTTTTTTGTTAATTGTGGTTAATATAACAAAATTGTTACCATAAAATTTGGCTATATAACAAAAAAGTTATATCTTTGCAATGTCTTAAGGACAAAAGAGTTCTTGTAACAATGAAGAAAAGCGAATTGATTAAGAGACTGAGAGAAGCGGGATGCTTCCTGTCTCGACAAGGTTCGGGGCATGAAAAATGGACTAATCCTAAAACGGGAAAGTCTCAATTCGTGCCAAGACACGCTAGAGAGGTCGCCACAGGCACCGCTCATAGTATTCTAAGAGAATTGGTTGGGGAGTAATCCCCACCTTTCTCTCTTCATTGCTTAAAGGACTCTTTTTTATTGAGAAGATAAACGAATATATATATGAAGAAGATTAAAGTTATTGTAGAACAAGCCAAGGATGGGTCTTTTTGGTGTTATACCGAAGATGGCATAGGTAAGGTTGGCTTAAACTCTTGTGGAGACACTGTTGCCGCAGCGAAGCAAGATTTAATGGATTGTTTGGCGTTGGCAAAAGTGGATGCAAAAGAGAATGGAGAAGTGTTTCCTGACGTTGAATTTGAATACAAGTATGACTTGCAATCTTTCTTTAATTATTTCTCTTTCCTCAATGTGTCAGAGATTGCAAAACGAGCAGGTGTCAATCCTTCATTGATGCGTCAGTATAGTAAAGGCATAAAGCAAGCTGGCGAGAAAACTTATGAACGTTTGGCGCATTGTATGAATGAAATAAAAAAAGATTTGGTAGCCGCTACCTTTTAGGCGTGTGGCTTCATTGTTGCAATAGATAAAGAACTCAGAGCCTTCTGCATGTGAATGTGGAAGGCTCTTTTTTTTTGTACCCAACCTTAATCTTTGCACTTAAATTTTTTGTGAAATAGCACACGCTAATTCTTTCGCTATTCCTTTGATTATTAGCTAATTTTGCCAAGAAAAAAGTATAACGATGGCACAGTTAGAATTCAATATCAAAGCGAATTTCGACCAAATAAGGCTAGCCAAGCAAGAACTTGAAAGATTGCGTGGTGAGTTGTTGAAAACAACAAAGGCGACAGATAAGACGGTGGTTCAAGACCTTACGGACAAATATGCAGAGCAAAAGCAAAAGGTGACAGAGCTTAGTTCCGCAATGTCTCGCTATGCTTTTGTGATGAGTGGTGATTATGCCAAGAAAATGCAGAATCTTACAAGAGAGGTTTTTTCTTTCGAGCTGCAAGCAGACGCATCTAAGCGAAAGATTGAAAGACTTTCTTCTGAGATTGCAAAGATGCAGTCTAAACTTCGTAAAGGAGGCTTAGATATTGGCACTTCAACAATCCTTAATCGTGATATAAGCGAAAATTCCACTATACTCAATGATGAGAAAAGGCGTTATGAGAATCTAACCGGATTAGGTAAGCAGGCAAGAATCGAATTGCAAAACATGCAAGCAGAGTATGTCCGCTATTCGGGTTCTTCGAGTGCAACTACTGATAACGTAAAGGTGATGACTGATGCCTTTGCCGGAATGATTGAGGAAATGAAGAAAGTTCCTACTGTCGGTGAGGGTGCAACATCTTTATTTAATCGTCTCGGTGGTGATGCAAAGCAATTAGCAATGAGCCTCGTAGGTGGCCTGGGGTTTGAACAATTGGCAGAACACATCTTTAATGTTCGTTCACAATTCCAACAGCTTGAAATTTCATTCACTACTATGCTTGGTAGTGAGCAGAGAGCAGGAGCATTGATGAACCAACTTGTTCAAACGGCTGCGAAGACTCCTTTCGACATGAGTTCGATAACAAATGGGGCAAAGCAGTTGTTGGCTTATGGTACGGCTGTAAATGAGGTTAATGACATTCTTGTTCATCTTGGAGATATTTCGGCAGGTCTGAACGTTCCGTTGAACGATTTGGTGTATTTGTATGGTACAACAATGAGCCAAGGCCGCATGTACACGATGGACTTGCGTCAGTTTATGGACAGAGGCATCCCGATGGCTGAGGAGCTTGGTAAAATCATGGGCAAGACAACCCAAGAGGTTCAGCAAGCGGTTACAGATGGAAAGGTCGGAGCTGATTTGGTGAAAAAAGCTATCATCAATATGACCGAAGAGGGCGGCAAGTTTGGTGGACTGATGGAAAAGCAATCTACAACCTTGCAAGGAAAATGGTCTAACATTGGCAATAGCGTTGACCAGATGTTTAACGAACTCGGCAAGAAGTCGCAAGGAATATTTGGCACTGGTTTAGACTTGATTTCGTCTTTGGTTGACAATTGGGAGACGGTCGTTAAAGTTATTGGTTCGGCTGCGGTAGCCGTAGGCATATATAAGACAGGTCTGATGGCGGCAGCATCCATCCAAAAAGCTCAAAACAAAGCTACACTTGATAGTATTGCAAGTAATCTTGACGAAAAGATAAAAGCGTACAAAGATGAAGCTGAATTGTATCATTCCTACACCGGAAAAGATACATCCGAATATAAGAGCCAAAGACTTTCGGATTTGAATAAGGCTGTTTCTAATACTGATATGTTGGGTACGGATAAGGCCGAGGAACTTGTGTCTCTTAAAATCAAAGAGGCTCAGACCGATGGAATCATAACCCAACAAATGGCAGAGCAATTGCAACTTAAACGTGATATGCTTGTCACTCAGCAACAATCTGCTGCTAAAGAACAGATGGAGGCTTTGGAACTTTCCAAGGGACTTGATGAGAAAATGGCTCAGTTCAAGGAAATGGAAAATGATTACCGACATCTTAACGGAAAAGATACCAAAGATTATAAGGCAAGCCGTTATAATGAGTTGGGAAATGCTTTGTCCGATACCGAAAATATCGGTGATGATGAAACGGAGAAACGCATATCTAAGCAGATAGAATTAGCGAAATCTGAGGGGTTGATTAGCGAAGAAATGGCTAAACAACTCCAGTTGAAGCGTGACCTCTTGGTTGAGCAGACAAGACTTGCGGAGAAAGAACAACTCCAATGGCAAAATGCGGTAAACGCCAAAGAAGCCGCAGAAGAAGAGTTGCGTGCAAAAAAATCGCAAGAAGCCGACATCGCTGCTGCAAATAAGGCTGCGGAACAAGCAAAGGCTGAGGCTGACCTTAAACAAAAAATAGCCAAGGCAAATGAAACCGCTTATGGTAAGGCTCTTTTGGAAACTAACGCCTTACAGAAGAAAGTAGACTTGCAGCAAGAGAGTTACGATAAAGCGATGGATGAGGCTCGTGAAAAGAGAATAGTCCTTGCTCAACTTGATGAGGAAATAAAAAAGCAGCAGCAAATCATAGAACAGAAAGAAAAGGAATTGGTCTATGATAATGGGGCGGTTGATACGACTTCATTTGGTGGCTATGCGGATTCTTTTTCGGATAACGAAAATAGTTCAATAGTTCAATACGAGGCTGAACAAGCGAAATTGGAAGAGCTGATGCAAAAGCGTCAGCAAGCGGATGAGGAATACGAAAGTTCTAACGCAAAGCGTAAGGCTATCCAACAGGAACTTCAGACTACGACTGAGAAGTTGACAGAAGCCGAAGAGAATGAAACCGAGGTCTATAAAGAGACAGGAGCAGCGGCAGATGAAATTGGAGATATTGTTCAGCAAGGAATAGATATAGAGGATGGTAAGATTAGCATTACGGAGGCGGCAACTACTGCTACACAAACCAACACTACTTCTGAAGCTAGCAATGCAACCGCAAAAGGTGCTAATGCAAATGCCACTTCTTCGGAAACTATTGCTAATACGGCAAACTCGACTTCAAAGACAGCTAATACTGCGGCTACTAATGTAAATACAACGTCCGAGAACCTGAATACAGGAGCAAAGGAACGGAATTCCCTTGTTACCTCTATATTATCTGTTGGCACAAAAGGGTTAGCATTAGCTCAAAATGTGTTAACATGGGCTACTAATGCCGTTACCGTTAGTATGAGGGAGCTATGGGCTGCAATGCTTGCAAATCCTCTAACTACCATCATTACTCTGGTAACAACCGCAATGTCCGTTTTTGCGATGTTTGGAAGCGAGGAGGAAGATGCCGCAAAGAAAACGCAAGATATGGGAAATAAGGCTGCTGAGGCTAGTAATAAGGTTCGTTCCTTGTTTGCAGTTTTGAATAATGGCAAGGCAGAAGACCATAAGGATGCAATAAATGAATTGAAGTCTGCTTATGAAGAATATGGGATAAAATTGGATGAAACTAAAATGAAGTCTCAAAGCATGAGTGAGCAAGCTGATGAGTTAAAGGCGCATGAAGAAGAACTTATCGGTATTATTGAAAAGCGTTCTCTTGAAATGGAGCGTGCAAATCAATTGCAGGAGGCTTACAATAATTATAATTCTTCAAATGATTCCTCTTTCGGTTCATTCAAAGATTCTATTGACGACAAGTTGTCTGATGTAGAAATGGGAACTATTCGAAGTCTCATAAGTCAGGATGACATAGACAAGTTAGCTGAACTGCGAAAGGAGATGAATGCTTGTGGTGGAGATTTAAAGGTGTACAACGCATTGAATGCTCAATACTCTCAATTACAAGGGGAGTTGAATGTAAAAATAGGAACTTATCTCGAAAATATGCACCATAGCCGTTCTGAGGTGGCTCAGATGATTCCTGATATAAACGACTTTACTGATGGGCTTGTTAGCAATAAAGTTGAGTTGGATGGTACTGTTGATTCTATAAATAATAGCGTAAATGCCGCAGAACGTGCGAGAAAAGCCACATCTAATTTGACTTATGCGCAAGAGGAACAAGCTTTGAAAAGTCAATATGCAAAGAAGAGCTTCAAGGATTTGAATAGTGAAATCCAAGAAACAATAAAGTTGTGCAGTAGAAAATTGCATCTTGATATTAAGGTTAACTATGATGATAGTGAGCTTCCTGCATGGATTAAGAATATGTCTCAGTCTCAGTTGAAAGCGAGTATGGCAGCGAGAAAGAACTGGCTTGACGGACACAAAAAAGGGGATGTTCTTCAAGTTGGAGGTCAATATAAGACTTACGAACAGGTCGCAAACGAATTGGCTATGATGCAAGCAAGAGGTAACAACATCGAAAGTAAGCCGAAGAAAAGCCAAAAGGAGATAGATAAGGAGAGGAAGGCAAGAGAGAAAGCGGCTAGGGATGCTGAAAAGGCTAGGAATGATGCCGAGACAAAGGCTGGTAATAAGCGCAAGGCAGAGGAGGACTATGCTAAGTCTATTTCTTCCTATTCGGAGAAAGCCAGTGATGAGTTGTCAAAGCGAAGAACGGAATTGATTAAGAATGAGACCGAAAAGGAGATTGCTCAAATTAATATGTCTTCAGACAAGGAGAAAAAGGCTATAGAGGATTCGATTGACAAACTCGTTGAGGCTAAGAAGAAGAAAGACCAGATTGTTTGGGTAAATTCGGGAAAAGGTCGTAAAGCCAGCATGTGGAAACAGGGTAAGTCCGATGCGGAATACCGCAAAGAGGTATTGGGCACACAAATGGTTGACGACAAGGGTAATCATCTTGGGAAGACCATTGGACAGAACTCTGAAGACCAAATTGCCTTGATTGAGAAACAGAGGCAATTAAAGCTGAAGGAAATCCAGCAAGCGGAGATAAAGGACATGTTGGATTTCATGAAGCAATACGGCAGCTTAGAACAACAACGTTATGCTATTCTAAAAGAATACACGGACAAGATAGACCTTGCAAGAGAAAAGGGAGATACTTTTGGTGCAGCGAACGCTGAAATGGAGATGAACGACCAGTTGAAGAAGTTGAATTTTTCGGATTTCAAGGATTCTATCAATTGGGATGTTGTCTTTCAGGATATGAACCGATTGAGTATTCCTTATCTTGAAGACCTTCGCAAGAAGATGAAGGAGTTGCTTGGTTCGGGTACGTTGGAAATTGATGACATGAAAACCGTATCTGACCAAATCTACAAGATTGATGATGCGATTTCCGAGCAGAAGGATAGATGGGGATTGGTTAATGATGCAGTCCGTGAACACCGTAGGCTTATTGATGAGGCGAAGGATGCGCAAGACCGATTGGCACAAGCTAGAAAGGGGGAGTTTGATGCCAAGGCTGATAACATGAGCCAAAGGAGAAAAATCCAAGGTGTGTTTGCGGAAAGTGGGGTTAACATAGATACCAGTAATATCACTTCTGCCAATAAGGACAAACTTATGGGTTCTACCAAGAATCTCAGTGTAAGCCAAACGGAGAAGTTACGTAAGCTTTTTGATGATTTGGCGGTTTCAGAGGTTAAGGTCGGAAAGGCTACGAAGGAAGTCGGAAAGGCACAGGAAGAAGCCAAGGTAAAGCAGGATGCTGCAAAGAAGAGCTTGCATGATACTATAGAGGAATGGGCTGAAGGCTTGAGGAAAATCCAAGAGAAGCTGAAAGACCTTCCTGGGTTAGTCGATGCTTTGGGTCTCGGAAACACAGGCTTTGGTAAAGCCGTGAATAACGGAATGGATGCATTGAACAGTGGAACACAAGCCTTTTCTGATTTTGCAAGCGGAAACTACATAGGTGCGGCTATGAATGGAATAAAAACCATTGGTTCGTTGGGCAAGATGTTCGGTATTGGTGGAGGTAATGGTGCAGAAGTTGCGAAGAAAACTGAAGAGCTGACCGAGAGCAATGACAGATTGATGTATTCCATTGATAAGTTAAAAGAGTCTATTGACAAATCTTCCGGTTATACAGCCGTCAGCAACTATAATGCTGCTTACGATGCTCAAAAACAGGTTAACACCCAAACGATGGATATTCTCAAAACACAGATGGGGTATCATGGGGCACACCATTCAAATGCTTATTATTGGAATCTTTCTGCACAAGATTATGCGGCAATCAATAAGACTTTGGCTGAGCAAAGTAAGATAAGGGGTGGTTATACTAATTCTTCGATAAACAAGGTTAATTCCTTAGAGGATATATACAAGCTCACTCCAGAGCAGATGGCTGACATTCGTACACATAATGCGGATGTATGGAAGAACATGACCGACCAAGGCAAGTATGATAAGACGGAATATTGGGAGCAATATACAGAACTGGCGGGAAAACTAGAGGAGTTGACGGAGCAAATCAATGAGAATTTGACTCAAACAACCTTTGATTCGATGAAGAGTGACTTCATAAACAACCTTATGGATATGAGTAAGTCTGCAAAGGATTTTTCTAATGACTTCACTACAATGCTCAACCAGTCGATGCTCAACTTCGCTTTGGGAGACCTTATGAATAAAAAGCTTAAGCCTCTTTACGAGAGCTGGGCAAACAAGATGAAAGAGAATGGAGGAAGGAAGCTCACGCCAACCGAATTGAATAATCTTAAAGAAGAGTATGACAAGATAGTTCAAGAGGGTTTGGCTATTCGTGATAATATTGCTGATATTACGGGTTACAAACAATCTTACGAGCAGTCCGCTTCTTCCGGTTCTTTTGAATCAATGAGTCAAGACACAGGCGATGAGTTGAATGGTCGTTTCACTGCGGTACAGATCGCTACAGAGGGAACGTATGAGGAAACAAAGCTCATAAATACCAAGTTGGATGCTATTGTAGCTCGTAATGGTGGTGCAGAGTGCAGTTTATTAACGGCTAGCGTGAATACTATTATGGGTAATGTAGGTAACATTTGGTTAGCCGTTGATGAGGGTAGGACTATCCTTGCCCAAAGTCTGATGTACTTGCAGTCGATTGATGAGCGACAAGAGCGATGGCATAAGCCTATGTTGCAAGCATTCAATGATATACACGAATTGAAAGATAAGATGAGTAGATTGTAAACTTAATTTGTGCCATGTTAAAGTAAGAGGGGAATGCGTGATGCACTCTCCTCTTTTTTTATGGAGAAAGTTTTTGTTTTTCACAATATAGATAAGTGTTGTTAAACTGAGTGCTAATTTTTGGTAGAGTGGAATATAATAGTTATCTTTGTAGTCGATTTCAAAACTTATAAGGACATGAAGATATTAGAACCGAGATATGAAATCCTATCCCAAGGTGAGGGCATGGATGGAGTTTATAAACAGATAGAGTTGTGCGGTCGCACTTGCTATGCGTCAAGTATGAAGATTGATAAAGACAGCGCAAAGCCTTTCGTTGAGCGTATGGTAAGCAGCAATCATCTTGCCATGTGTGAACATGGAACGATTTACCTCCATGTAGCCTATGAAGAAGGATTTTTTGTACCGGAGTCTTTATTGGTCAAGCACTATCGTGAGAACAAATATTCAAAGGTGATGCAGATTGGCAGTGACTACTATATCACAACCAACTACAGAGTGATAGTTGAGAATGAATGGTTTAACGACTTGGGCTATATCTGCGAGCCTACGGAATGGCATGAGAAACGAATAACCGTCCGCTTTACTACTCAGATTGCGGTAAGTAGAGAGGCTAACAGACATCGTGTAGATTCCGTAGCGGAACAAAGCACCCGATATTGCAACTATAGTAAAGATAAGTTCGGAGGCGAGATTGCTATCAACAAGCCAAAGTGGGTTAGCGTTGATGATGCGGTTAATCCATTGTCTTTTGATGGTGGAACATTTGTTGACCTATCAAAGAACATCGGTAGTTATGAGCATTGGAGTCCGGTAGAAAAATGGTGGTTTGCTAATAGAGTATGCGAAATGATGTATTTGTCTTTGGTTAAGGATGATGGTCTTAAGCCACAGGATGCGAGAACGATACTTCCTCTTGATACCAACACGGAGTTGATTCATACCGCATTTGTTAGCGATTGGAAGCATTTCTTCGAGCTGAGAAGTCTTGGAACTACCGGAAAACCTCATCCAGATATTGAGGTATTAGCAACACCATTGATGAATGAGTTCAAGGAACGAGGTTTGATTTAATTGTTTATGAAGAAGAAAGCCAAGCAAATAGCCAAGGTGATGAGCAATGACTCTTTGGAGGTTGTTGCTCAGATGATTGCTGATGAGGAAAAAGGTGTGCGCTACGAGGTGTATGCCGATGGTTCTAGTAAGAAAGAAAAGTGTGGTTGTGGCTGGCTTGTTCTTCATAAGGAAGTTATTATCAAAAGTGGGAAATATACTTTTATCACAGCTAAAGTGAACGATTCGGTGAGAGCTGAAATAAGGGCGGTTATTCATGCATTGGGTGATTGCCCTCTTTCATGTTCCGTTGATGTATATGTGGATTGCCAAGTAGCTATAGAGAGAATACAAGCATGCAAGTTAGGAGATTTGCAGCCTATATATAATAAGGTAGCGAAAGACAAGACGATTAGATACCATTGGGTAAAGGCTCATAGAGGTAATATGTATAACGAAATGGTGGATTCTTTGGCTTTTTCTGCTACAGAAAGTTAATTTCATACATCTAGATATAATAAGCGTTAAAAGATAAAAGTAATACATTAAATAATTTGCATGTTTCAAATATTATTTGTATCTTTGCATCGTAATTAAGAAACAAGGTTACTAATTTTAAAAAGGTGAGACACACCTTAAAAACTGTGATTCGTTATGAATACTAGATTGAGTAAGAAAGAAACAATGGTTTATGGCAATATCGAAGTGATGGCTGATGTAATTGGGGGTAACAAGTACTTTACATTTGCTGAGTTGTATGATTTCGATTTGGATAATACCAAGGATGAGTTGAAAGAAATCTTAAACTCTTTGACAGAGAAAGGCTACTTGAAGAGTTTTCACGATTTCTACGAAACTTATCGAGTTTTAAAGTAAGAACAATAAAGGGTATATAAATCCCCTTACAATATAAATTAGAGCGTGAGACACACGTAAAACTGTATTGAAACAATGAAAAAGGTATTCACAATTGAGAATGCATTAGCATTTTTGTTTGCTCTTGAAATAGTATCATTAATATTTTTTCTAGGATAGGGCTTATGCAGATTAAGTTTGGTAAGATAAAGTTTACTGCGGCTAAGTCCGAAAAAGGATGCCGCTTTGATGCTTGCTACAAAGGTGAGCATGTGGCTTTTGAGAGTGAAGATATGTCTTTGTATGATGATGTTTTTTCTGATAATAACAGAAGAGCAAAGGCTGCAAAGAGGGTGATTTACGAGAATATAAAGCACAAGTATTATGAGACCCATAGAGATTAGCGACTTTAACGCTGCTGATGAATTTGTTGTTGAGGCAATGATGCATGATGGCAAATTCAAGGTAATTGGCAAGGTTATTACGGACAATAATCTTCTAAATGATGATGATTTGGAAACCATCTGGGATTATGCCAACTGGCGAACGAATGGCTATGAAAAGATGGTTGTCTCTAACGGAGTGTACAAAGGCTTGAAAGCGTTTAGCGATGGGCGTATGTTCTATGTAATTACTGATGATGAGATTGGAGTGGTAAATGACAATATCATGGTACGTAAGCATTATGATGTCAACAATGGCTATTATATTAAGTCATCAAGGTTACACAAGGAGCAATCCAGGGACTTATGGTGCTTTGGTAGCCGTGAGACCATAACTAGAGAATATAAGTCAAACCCTTTTATATGTGGTAAGTGATGGCAAAAAAGATTAATCATATTAAGCCTTCCTTCATTGAAGGTGGTGAAGTCTGGCATGATATTGATAAGTTCCCGATGCTAGACCACACAATTCTAGTTGAGTTGCAGGTAAAAGGCTCAGACGGGTTGATTTACCGGACGCAAGATGTATGTGTTGAACGTGCAAATAGATTTGAGCCTACGATGTCTTTTGTCCCTAAGCGTTGGGCGTATGCGATAGACTTAGCTCAATGCAAGAAAGTGGAAGGATAAAATATAATACAAATTAAGAATAAGCATATTCAAGTTCCGGAAGCCTTTGATTAGGTTTAAGCGATTATCCATTCAATCGTCCGGAGCGGATTAGCCTCAGCCCCGAATGGAATTGGGAGCTACGTTAGGGATGAATGCATAGGCACGTCAGAATGTCCGTCCAAGTTCTGTCCTCTGCGGTTCGTGGTTAAAAGTGGCGAAAGCTGCGGTGCTGCGGACAAGAAACCATCCTATAACATTGGCGATGGGCGCACAACCACCTTTCGAGGTGAGATTTACACTTCTCATCCCTTCGGGGATGGGGGTGTTTGCTTTCAAAAGTTGAATAAAAATTGAAAAGATGGAGAAAATGACAAGAAATGAAGCTGCTGCATACTTAGGTGTAGCTGCTCAGACGATTACGAACTGGGTTAACAAGGGCTTGCTTGGAGGCTACAATGATAAGAGCAGTAAACGCTTTTGGGTGAATGCTGATGATGTCAAGAAGTATTCCGAGAAGTACAAGATGTTGTCGGTGTCTGAAGAACATTTGGATGATGCTATTAATAAGGTAAAGGAAAGTGAAGGCAAGCTAAATGAGAAATATGAAAGAATATTGGCAGAAAAGTTTGATGTAAAATTCTTTTCATATAATAGTTTGAGTAGAGATATTTCTGGGATGTTGGCGTACTTCACTGGTAACAGGGAAAAACTTCATGAGATTCTTGTAATGTTTCTCTGTGGAAGAAAGATTGTCGATATAGCAAAGGAGAAAGGCGTCACAGAAGCATACGTCAGAGAAAGTGTTCGTTGTGGTTTCCGTAAAATAGAATATGGTATGTGGCATTTTGAATCATTTAAAGAGAAAATGAGTGCCCTAAGAAGAGAAAGAGAAGATTTAGAAAAGGAAATAGCATTGTTACAAGATGTGAAGATTGCGTTGAAAGAGAAATATGCTATGTTAGATGTGTACAGCAGAGTAAAGATTGATGATGTGTTGTCTTCTGTCTTTGTACAACGTATTGAAGATAGTAATCTTTCGGTTCGTTGCAAAAACTGTTTGCGGTCAAATAATATAAATACAGTTTGTGACATAGTTGTGCATTCTAAAAAAGATTTTGTGAACATTCTGAACTTTGGAAGAAAAAGTTTAACAGAATTGGAAAACTTTGTTAACGATTTGGGATTGACGTGGAATATGAAGGAGGCAAAAGTATTTAAAGAAATTACAGAGAAAATAAAGTATGATGGGACGATGGATAATCTAATTTATTGTCACATATCTTCTATTATATCAGAAATTGCACATCAATTCAATCTTAATCCAACAAGGGCGAGTGTTTTAAGAGCTATACGTAATTATTGTGCTCTAGAAGAAAAAAAAGGTAACCTAGAGGCGTTAAAATGGCAAAATTGAATTAGAAATAATATTTTAGTGGAAGTAAGGACTTCTGAAATTAATATACGATGAGTGGTGGACGTTTTGATTATGCTCAGTATCGGATTGCTGACATATACACAAAGATAGAAGATTATATTGATGGTCATCCATTGGATGAGGAAGATGAAAGGTGTTTTCTCGAAGACCGATGGTTGGAGGAGGATGAAGACAAGTATGTTAGAAAGCATCATCATACGATGCCTAACAGATATGGCTTATCTAAAGAGACTATCAAGGAATTCAAGAAGGGTATTGAGCTTCTGAAGAAGGCTCAGGTTTATGCCCAAAGAATTGATTACCTTCTTTCCGGTGATGATGGAGAAGATAATTTCCATCTACGTTTGAAAGAGGATTTGGCAAATCTTAAAAGTAAGAAAGGATAGATTATGAGTTGGAATTATCGTTTAGATACACCTATGATGCAATTAGCTGAAGAGGTGAATAAGAAATATGATACCGATGCTGGTAAGATGCTTCTTTGCACTTATCTCTTTATGGTATCAAGTGAAGAGGTCAAGGACAAGCAAGCTTTCTTTGATTGGGTAGAAGAATTGAGTAAGTCTAGCAAGTGTGATGCGGTAAGGGAGTACGTGGAAATCAAGGACAAAGCCGATTGGCTGCATGGTGGATTCTGTAAGCCGATTTACCGCCACTACAAGGGTAATTTCTATGAGTATCTTGGAGAGGTTACTGATAGCGAGACTTCTGAGGTAAAGGTTGCGTATCAAGCAGTGTGCGGACAGCATGAAGTTTGGGTGCGACCAAAGGAAATGTTCTTTGGTAATGTTGAGGTAGATGGTAAGCTAGTTCCTCGATTTGAGAAGGTAGATTTAAAAGACTTAGAGAAACAAGCCGAGATCAATGGACAGAAGAAAGATTAAGAGTTTGCTAGGTCTAGCAATCTTGCGAGTGAATGAAGTCGTACCGGATTTCGAAGACTTGGATAAGGTTCTTCCTTTGCTTAAACAAGCATATGATGAAGCTGATAAGTCTGATTGGATTTCTGTAAAGGAGCGTTTGCCAGAGTTTGAAGAAGAAGTTCTTGTCACAAATGAGAAGAATAAAGAAATATGGTTTTGTCACCGAAGTAACGACCCGTCCGTAAAAACCGCAGAGTATAAGTTTTGTAATTACATGTGGATGCCAGTAACTCATTGGCAAGAAATTAAAATGCTAGAAAATGGAAAATAAGCAGACTGTAAAACCAAAGGTAGTTCCTTTTGAAATAGCCAAGCTTCTGAAGGAGGTTGGCTACGATGAAAAGATAGCCGAATTTTGGGCTTACGCCAGCCCTTGGACAGCAAAGGGTGGTATTCGTAAGGGTGGAAAATATAGTGAGCATTACGGAAGTTATATCGCTTATTCAAATTCCGAGTGGGAGAAATCCAATATTGAGTTTTCTGCTGCCTTAAAGTTGAATAGCAAGCATCCGGCAATATCCGCTCCAAGCTATGATATGGTGCTTGATTGGCTTTTAGAGCATTTTGGTTATTATATTTGTGTTGCAAACATTTCGAAAGGTAAGTTCGCTTGGCAAACTACATCATGGTGTGTAGAGGAAGGCTTGTGTTTTGCGGATGGTAAGGAATATTCCAGTAGATACGAGGCAATGGATGCCGCTTTCAAGAGCATTTTAAAGGCTCATATCGAGAATAAAGATAATGAGGAAATCAAAAGACTTTTGGAGAAAATACAAAATGGAAAGACTTTATGATACTTTTGTACACGCAATAATGATGAAGTTAGAAGCTCGTTTATGTGTTGAACTCGAATGCGTTTACAACGATATGACAAACAAGATTGTTGAGAAGAAAGGTAAACTTACTAACGAAGACGTAATAGAGTTTCAGAAAAAAGCTACAGGAGGTGTACGACACGAATGCTGCTATTCGTGAAAAAGTTATTGGTATTAAAGATTCCAAGAAGTGGGTTCCATCTAGTAATTATTTTACTAAAGAAACATACGAAAAGTTGATAAGACTGTTTGGTGTAATAAAGCGATGATGGTTTGTTAGATTTTAAAAAAAGAAAGAAGATGGACAAGCAAAGAATGATAGAGTGGATTGCTACTTGCAATACAGGTGTCTCTTCAAAAACGATGTGGTGTGCATTGATGGGTGTAAAGCGCAAAATTAATTTGAGTACACCAAGAGACAATGGTGATTTTCGTAGATGTTATGACATGGTGGAATATGGGCATGTAACCTTAGATGATTTGCAAATTGTAAAGAAGCAATATCCTTGGTTTGTCCCTTTTGTTGATAATTGGGAAGAATTGTCTCTTTTGTTTGAAGAAGAGCTGGACAAACGTTTGTATATACGCATTCGGCAACTTTGTAAAGAGTCTGATGCTATCAGGTACGAAAAAAGAGGAGAGCTTTATTATGAGAGGAAATTTTGGTATAATATAACATAATAATTAAATTAAGGATGAAGAAAATTATCTTAATGTTTTGTTTTGCGATACTCGGCATGAGTGTGCTTACAAGTTGTCATTCGGTTTCTCCCGATGCAGACGAAGAAGCCGTAATCGTAAAGAAGCCTTGGTTTATTGGGCATGGAGGTGTTGAACAGCAAGCAGTGCAGACTGGTCTCACTTGGTGTTGGTGGTCAACGAGTGGTTATTACTTCAAGATTGTTCCAGTTCGTCACGAGATTACCTTAGATGATTTGTTTAGTGACGATAACACGCCACTTGACTTCCATACTGTAATCATTACTCAGATTGAGCAAGGCAAGTCCCCAATTCTTTTGCAAAATTATGGTGAGAAATGGTTTGATACTAATCTCAACAATTATTTCTGCAATCTGGTTCGAGACCATATTTCTCAGCATTCCCCATTTGACTTGATGTCGAATCGGCAAGTGCTTAATCAGATTGACACCAAGATACGCAAGCAGATGCAGGACTATGTGAACGCTCTATCAAAGAAAAAGCAGATGCCTATCATCATAAAGGAGGTTATCATCGGTAAAGCTACACCAAACAAGGAACAGCTTGATGAAATGAACCGCACGGCAAAGGTCGTGCAAGCCAAGCAGACACAAGAACGTGAATATGAAGTGCAGATAGCAAGAGAAAAGGCTGAGCGACAAAAGGCAAAGGCAGATAAGGCATATATGGAAGAAATGAACCTTTCCGCTGGTCAGTTTATCAACCTTAAGTGGATTGAGACAGTAGCAAATAAGCAAGGAGCAAATATTGATGTTATGGTTGGCCCTGCGGAAAGCATGTGGAATATAAGACGCAATTAATTAATTTTCAAATCAAGTAAACAGAAATGAATAAAGACAAATTAAAGGTCAGTTTTGAGATTGATCGTTACAAGGTGATTGGTATGCTCTCACGAAATTGTGAGAATGCTGAAGAGTACAATGAGATTATGGGTATTCTTGAAGGCAAGAGTGAGTTTGTGCGTGACGCGAATGGTAGCGAGGAACTTGCAAGCCGCATTTGCAATTATGCTTTAGACTCTATCTTGGTTGAGAATCCAGATTTGGCTCTCCGTAAGCGTTTGGATAAGGAACAGAAAGGCGAGGATGCTCCTGATGTTTCAAATGTTATCGAAATCAAAGGTGATGACGCAAAGAAACTTGTAGATACCCTTTGTGGTATTCTCCGCAAGGATAAGTGATGTGAAATTCATCAAAAGAATATAAATAAACACTAAAACACTTGCAAGTATAGAAAAAAATGCTTATCTTTGCATCGTGTTTGAAACAGATGGCCTTCTGAGAGGTCGCTTCTACCATAATAAGTCAAGACTTAGGAGTTTACGGCAGGGGTTCCATGTTACCCAGCCCAGCTAGACTATAACAAGGAAACTCTAATTAGGGTGAGAATCCCTAGATGCTGCATTAGACAAGTGGTTAAGTCGCCAGCTTTTCACGCTGGTATTCAAAGGTTCGAATCCTTTATGCAGTACTAAAATGCCCTATGGTGTAATGGCAACACTACAGGTTTTGGTTCTGTCATTAGTGGTTCGAATCCACTTGGGGCAACGAGGTGGAATCGGTATATGTTTTATAAATGGTGCGATATTCAAGCGGTTAAAGAAGATTGACTGTAAATCAATTCCCATAGTGGGTTCGGTGAGTTCGAATCTCCCTTGCACCACAAGTACTTTTGTCGTATAATGAGGAATGTAGCTCAGTAGTAGAGCACTTGGCTTGGTAACCAAGGGGGCGTTGGTGCAAATCCAACCATTCCTTTACGCTTTCGTAGCTCAGTGGCAGAGCATAGGATTTTTAATCCTAGGGTCGAAGGTTCGAATCCTTCCGTTGGCACAATGATACACAAGGAGAGAGCTGATGTTTGTTCTATTGGAATCTCGGACATCTGTCAACGGGTAACGTAGGAAACAGATGGAGTGAATAAAGTTGTGAATAAGCTTATGAACTAGGGAAGCAAGCGGAACGGCTCTCTTTTTTTGTGTTTCATTTGATGGTTTAACGAAAATTGAAGAATATGAAAAGTCCGTTAAGAATGGCAGTCGCTTTAGAAAAGAACAACAAGGTATATCCGAAAGATGTACGGAAGTTCTTGATGGGATTGTACGCCACGCTGCATTTGACAGATAACGCAACGGCTAAAGATATGGAAAAGGTGGTTTATTATGCTTTTCGGAATGGCTATCTGCTAGGTGTTAAGTCTGAAGGTGGTGATGACCAAAAAGCGTATGACAGACTGCCGGATTTGGGAGTAGAAGAAGATATTGGTGATGATTTAAGAAGATAGTTGATAAAATTGGTAATTAGTTAGTGAAGTTTTTAGGCTTTGGTGTGTGAACATCGAAGCCTTTTTTATATATAATAAGGTATATAAAAAGTTGAATTGTTAACAAGATGCGTATATTAGTTACCGTAAGTTAAATAAATAAAGAAAAACATTAAAAAACTTGCAAATTTCGAAACTTATTTGTATCTTTGCATCGTCAATCAAGATAAGTTGGTTGATTTGCCGAGTGACAAGTTTCACTCAATAAGGTGAGAGCGACACCAAGGGGTAAGACCCGAAACAACTAGCACAATTGATTATGTCTAAGCAGACTGGTTTTTCATTCGCAAGTTCAAAGAAGTCATTAATTGAGACTATTGACGAAATCAAGAAGTCAAAGATGCCTCGCAACGAAAAGATTGTTGCATTGAAGGCTTGCGGTCTTCGTGAGAAAGAAATCTCCGATATGTTGAAGGTCTATGTACCAAGCGGTTCAACTTCAACGAGATTCGTTTATACATTCGGTGTTGAGATTGAATGTGTTCATGCCGAGCGCAATGCCTTGATAGAGGCAGGTCGTCAGAATGGTGTTGATATTCATTCTGAGGGTTATAACCACACCGATAACAAGAGCTATTTCAAGATTGTTAGTGATGCTTCAGTTGGTGGTGATGTTGACCCTAACGAGGTTGTAAGTCCGGTATTGAATGGCAATACAAATGGTATGGCAACTTTGAAGAAGGCTATCAAGTCTTTGGATGCTGTAGGTGCAAGAGTTAATTCTACTTGTGGTCTTCACGTTCATATCGGTGCAGCTAAGTTGACAGGTGAGCAGTATGTTAACGTTTTCAAGAATTATCAGAAGCTTGAAAGATTGATTGATAGTTTCATGGCTCCTTCAAGAAGAGGTAATTGCCGTTGGGCAGCCAGCTTGCTTGACAAGGATTTCTCTAATTGCCACGGCAATTACGATATTAGACGTAATGTATTTCATGGAGGTAGATATTACAAGGTCAATGCAGAGAGCTATGCACGTCACAAGACTATCGAATTTCGCCAGCATCAAGGTTCAACCAATTACAAGAAGATTGAAATGTGGGTTAAGTTCTGCGCAAAGCTTGTCGGTTGGTCTCGCAACAATGTCTTCACTAGTGAGGTTATGAATATCGAAGATATACCTTTCTTGAATAAAGAAGAGAAGGCTTTCTTCCAGAGCCGTAAGGATGCATTTGCAGCCAATAATGATTAATTAATGTAGTCCTAGGGTAAAAGCCCTAGGACACAAAAACAAAGTATTACAAAGAAAAAAGAAAGGGTAAAGATATGTGTGTTATTATTGTATGTCCGAAAGGTGTTGCTTTACCATCCGTAGATGAGCTGAGGGCAGCGTATATGAGAAATCCAGATGGTTGTGGGTTCGTGAGCGAGTCTGACCATTACAAGAGTTTGCATTTCTCTACATTTATCCGTAGATTGATGAAGCGAGATATAAATGAAAATGTTATCATACATTTTAGATTTGCTACTCATGGTTCAGTCAGTGTCAAGAATTGCCATCCATTCTATAAGGCAGGTTATTGGTTCGCACATAATGGAGTGCTCCCGATTTGCTCCGAGCATGATAAAACGGATAGTCAGATTTGCTTTGAACGTTTCATTTATCCTACTATCAAGAAATATGGTTGGGGTTCTAATGAACATATGAAAGAAATGAATAAATGGACAGCTCATGGTTCTAAGTTTGCAATGTTGCATAATGGTGAGATTGTGAAGTCCGGTAAATTCATAGAGCGTGATGGACGGTTTTATTCTAATTTGAATCATTTGGGTTATATGCGAAATGTTATAAACTTTTAGATGATTAATGTTTAGGTTCTTTTTATTCGACAAGCGTCAGATGTCCGTGAGGATGTTTGGCGTTTTTTTTTCGTTATATGCGAGTTTAATTTTGTGTTACTACTAGTTTACGATTTCATAATAAAATAGCCTTAAATCGCTTGTAAATGCCCTTATTGCTCACTTTTAGGCAAAAGTGAGATACTTGCAAACAGATTAGTGTGTTAATTGTTCTTTTCGTATTATCTTTGCACTAGTTTTAACAAATATATCGAAAGAATGAAAGAGAAAATTTTCCAGTTACTAAAACAAGAGTATAAGTCTCTTGGGTTAGGTGATGAAGTTCTTCAGGCACATGCCGAAATGCTTGATAAGATGGGGCTTGTTACTGATGACAACATCGAGACAGTGGTTGCTAGTCAAAAGGATTTTTTGGAGTCCTTGCAAAAGGACAATGACCGCAGAGTTACCGATGCCAAGAAAAAGTTCGAGGAGGCACAGAAGGCTAAAGAAGATGCTGAACGCAAGGCTGCTGAAGAAGAAGCTAAGAAGAAAGCTGAAGAAGAAGCCAAGAAAGCCGCTGAAGAAGCCGAAAGGAAACGCTTGGAGGAATTGGCAAAGAAAAACGAAATGCCGGACTATCTCAAAAAATACTTTGAAGAGCAGGCAGCAGAGAAGAAAGCTTCAGAGGAAGCAAGAACCAAGGAACGTGAAGAGTTCAAGAAACTCGTAGAGACCTTGACTCAAAAGAACACCGATCAAGCCAAGACTTACAACGAACAGATGGAGACGCAAAGCAAGACCATTAAGGAATTGCAAGAAACTATCCAAAAGCAAGCTGAGGAGGCTAAGGCTAAGGAAGAGGCTGCTGCAAAGGCAAAGGCAAAGGCAGACCACGATGCGAAGATTTTATCAAAGGCTAAGGAGTTGGGCATTCCCGAAAGTCGTATCAACGAGGGTTTCACATTGAGCGATGATGCTACAGATGAAGCTATCGAAACATACCTCTCCAAGGTAGCGAACAACTACAAGGCGTTGCAACAACCACAATTCGGGGGCAGCTATCGTGCTAGCGAGGGTGAGCCAACAAAGGAGGACGTTGACAATGTAGCCGCATCATTAGTTCAGTCACTTTAAAAATTGAAAAACATGAATCAGGAATTGAAGACTACGAAAAAGCAAATTGTCTTTGGTGAGGATTCCGTCATCATCCAGAAATGGGAAGGCGACATCAAGGGCGGTCGTGCTTTGGATTGGACAGGCGTAAAAGATGAAGTTCTTTACGCAGGTCGTGTTATCGTGACAGATGGTAAGGGAACTTACAAGCCATTGCCTATCGAAACTGGCAATTATAAGGCATTGGGCACTACTAGTGACCCATTGGAACATTACAAGTATGCAGGTGTTCTCTATCGTTCCATTCTGAACGGTGAGCCAGCGGCAATTATGACTGCTGGACAAGTAAACAAGGTAGCAGCTAAGGCTGCAAATGGTGCAGACTATCCGGATGCATTCCTTACAGCTATGCCAAAGATTGCTTTGGTTAGCGATGAGGATGCTAACAAGTTCGATGAGTCTGATGCAACTATGGACAAAGACTAAAAGGAGGAGGATAACAGATGGAAAAATCACTTTATTTTCAGTTGGTCAATAAATACTTCCCACAACTTGTTGCAAGTGTAGTAGAGAAGTTGAACGGCAAGAATCAGACCGCATTGACCTATATGTACCGAGACCACTTGACTAACACCTATAGTCAAGACGGACGCTGGGCATCAATTACTGCGGAATACACACGAGTTGCTGCTGACGTTGTATCAATGGATGCGGAACTTCCATTGAAGAGCCGTGACAAGGTATCAACCGCTGAGGGTCAAATCCCAAAGGTTGGTATGAAACTCTACATGTCAGAGAAGCAGCTTAAGGATTTGGACAACATGATTGCGCAACGTTTGCCTCAGCCACAGATTTTGCGTAACTTGTTTGCAGACCTTCCTCGTTGTATTCAGGCGGTTTACGAGCGTATTGAAGATATGTTCCTCAGTGAGTTGTCAACAGGTGTAGCTTTGGCTACCCGTTCAGGTGGTACAGGCGTTCGAGTTGATGTTGGCTTTGCCGAGAAGAACAAGTTCGGTCATGGCACTAAGGCTTGGGACGCAGAGGATGCAACCCCACTTGATGACATCCAATTGGTTTACGACAAGGCGATGGACGACCAAAACACCATCACTACTTGTTATCTTGATGATTACACAATCAAGTTGCTTGGCAAGAACAAGCAGGTTCGTGCTCAGTTTGCCTTCAATCAAGGCATTGCACTTAGTGGGGATAACAGCAACATTCCTATTTTGAGCTTTGAGCAGATTGCGTCTATCTTTAGAAATAAGTGGCAGACCGACTTGGTACGTGTAGCCCGTACAATCAAGACCGAGATTAACGGCAAGAAGGGAACACACAACCCTTGGGCTAAGGGTCACATGACCTTTACATGCTATGATAACCTTGGTGATTTGTTCTGGACTAACGTAGCCGAAGCTACAAGACCAGTTGCAGGTGTTACTTATCAGTCAGCCGATGAGTATATCTTGGCTAGCCGTTATTCTACTAACGACCCACTCCGTGAGTTCACTAGCTCACAAGCAATGGTTATTCCTATCTTGAATAACGTTGATGCCATCTACTCTTTGGACTCAACACAAGCGGTAGGTTAGGCTTATGAGAGGTGAGGTAATTAGTCCGTTCCGTGATAAGTTCCATTTTAACACCATCTATGAAGTTGGTGCAATCTTGGACTTTGACGAAGAACGCATGAACTCCCTTATCGAACGTAAGCTTTGCAAGATGTTGGAGGTGCAGGATGATAACCATTCTGCACCTCTAAAAGACGATAAGGAAATTAAAGATACTCCTAAAAAGGAAGTCTTGAATGATGGAAAAGAAAATCCTGTAAAGGAAGAAGAAAAGAAGTCAGAAGAGACACCTAAGAAGGAAGTTTTGAAGGAGAAGAAGGAGAGCAAGCCTAAAAAGGAGAAAAACTCAAAAAAGGATGCTGCCGAGTCAACCGAAGAGAATTCCCAAAAGGAGAATGTAGAAGAAGAACTTGACGAAAAGACTAAGAGCGAGCAGGAGGCTGCAAAGAAAATCGCTGAGGCTATGAGTCAGGCTCAGAAATAAGGATGTCACATGAAGATAAGAGAATACATTTCGCAGAAGTTGCGTGCTTGGAACATTACCGATGCCCAATTGGAAGATATATCGTCAGGTATAGACCTTGACGAAGAATATACGTCTGATAATTCCCAGGTTGTAGGCAAGGCGATGATTTCCGTAATCGAGGAACTTATGCTTGCCCCATATATGAGCAATGTGAATGAAAATGGATTCTCTGTCTCTTGGGACTACTCTAGGATAGGACAATACTATATGTGGCTTTGCCGAAAATATGGTGTTGCTCCGGATAATGAAGTGGCGGCAGCTTTAGGGCTTTCCACTATCACGGATAAGTCTGATATTTGGTAAATGTCTAGGTTATGTTATATTCCCCTCATATATTAAAGAAGAAGTTCGTGAATAAGGTTGTCAACAAATACAACGAGGTCATTAGCTCTTCTGAGGAATGGAAAGAAATGGGGCGTTGTCGGTGCGATGACAACTCTACCGAGCATTTCACTACCGAGAATGGTAGCATATATACACCGAAATATCATATTGTTTGTGACAAGTGCCAGATTTCCGAAGGTGATGAAGTCCAGGTCTATTCCGATGATGGAAGCTACCGAGGAGGTGGAAAGGTCTATAATGCCCCTAAGTGCAATTATCTTGGTTATATGAGTATCTATGTCTGATGTTATAAAGGATGAGATAGACGCTTTCTTTGCACAGGGAGAAAGGGAAGTAGATGAATTTCTTGATAGGTTAGGTAAAACTGCTGTTGAGCTTGATAAGGCTAACGGAAACTACCGAAACCGCACAGGTAATCTCAGAAGGTCTAACTATAGTAATGTACATGACCACACCTTGACCCTTGGCAACAAAGCGGAATATGCGTCTGATGTTTCCTCTAGGGGGTATGATGTTATAGATTCGGGTATTCAGTATATCAAGAAGGAAATCGAGGATATGCGATGATAACAGAAATAGATGCTGGTCATGTAATCTATGATGACTTGGAACTTATGGGATTGGAACGAAGACTGAAAGGACATCTGACAAAGGGTGGACTTGAGGGGGAAAGACCTTTGGTCGATGAGAAGATTCCTGATGAAGGCATGATAGTAATCATTCCTAAGCGCATGAGTGCAGACAAGACATATTTCAACGATTGCACTATAGAGGTAAACATATTGCTCAAAGATATAGAGGGCGAGGCTAATCCTCAATTGAACGAGCTTTTAAAGAAGGCTATTCAAACCCTGTCCGACAATGAGGTCGGAAAAGCTGAGGATGTATGGTATCGTTATTCTATCCGCTCCCACGGCATAGAGCAAGAGAGTAGGTTGAGTTGCCATTACGCAAACATTACTATTGATTTTGAAACATTAAACGTAAGATAAGATGAAACCATTTATTGGAATCAAGAGAATTTGGTATGGTGCTCCTCTTACCGAGGCAAATACACCTGCTAAGTTGGCTACATGGTTGAAAACCGCTACAGAGGTTAAGAACAGCCATGAGGGAACATGGGGATATTCTCAGGATGACCCTAGTGTTACCGAGTACAAGAACGAGCTGAACGGACAGGTTTACTATCGTGACAAGACCGATGAGGGTGCTAAGACAATTACATTCTCTATTGGTGTCTTTTCATGGAAGAATAAGGTAGACTTGCAGGGTGGTAAGATGTACAAGGCAACTGGAGAAGAGACTACAACGGAGGCAGATGCAGTAGGTTGGTCTTCTAGTCAAGATTTGGCTAATATCAACAAGTGTATCGTTGCTCAGACCAAGACAGGGAACTACATCGTTTTCTCAAATGCGGCTATCGTTGCCAAGGGTGACCAGCAGGATAAGAATATCACTTTGGGTATTTCTGCCGTTGCTATGGAAAGCGAGATCGATGGTGTGGCTGGCGAGTACCAATGGGAAGGCTCTGCGGTTGTAGAACAAGAATAAGACATAGGCAACAAATGATAGAGGGGGATGGTGTTAATGCCGTTCCCCTTTTTTAATATTCAGAACCATGAGTAAGGCAAGTAAATTAATTACGGATGCAATTCTTGGAGAGGACACCGTAACGATAATCGTGAATGGAAGGGCTTATTACGTTTCACCACCTACAATTATAAAATTGGTCAAGGCGGCTAAATACCTTGATAGTTTCGAAGAGGGCAAGACCTTAGCGGAAGTCTTATGCATGCTTAAGAATTTGGATGATGCTTGCAAGGCGTTGTCCGTATTCATACAAGGCGATGAATCCATTAGTGATGAATTATCTAAAGGAACGCTTGAAGAGGTTGTCAATGGCTTACAAACGGCTTATTCCTTAATCTCTATAAAGGATTTTCAGACGCTATCAATTTTGGCGAAGAGTGCGGCAAGGATGATAGCAAAACCACGACCATAGGTAACGATACACTCTTAGGACAGATTGCATCTTTTATGGATAGTCTGCATTTATCTTACCAAGAAGTCGTGAAAGAGATACCTTATAGAAACTTATTGCTGATGGCAAAAGACAAGCAAAGAGTAGCATGTGGTGATGTTAGGATTCACCCTCGTAGTTATTGGCACTAGTAGGTCGGTCTCCGAAGTACATATCTCCGTAGACGTGGAAGAAAGCCTTGCCTGTAGAATGGTTCACACCATAGTCAACATATTCCTTGTTATTGAAAGTATAACCATTCACTCCGTGATAGAGCGTAACACTTGGCGAATAGGTATCAACGGCAGAGAACACCAAGCAACTCTGCCTAGCGTTGTCTATTCTGCTACCAACTTGGTTCAACACATCGTCTACCATTGGAATATCACTGCTTGTATCCTTGTCTATGTCCGACAAGTCCACATAGTGATAGTTCTTTCCCTCTATCTCAACGGTTTCTGTAGACACACCGATGACTAGTCGCCAATAGTAGTGATTGCCGGCATTGTGAAATTTCCCTTGTGTGAGGTTGAAACTCTTGCTTCTCGCTTGGTCTCCAACCTTCCATTTATTCTCCACCTTTGAGCCATCTTGCTCACCAAGGAAGTAGCATCTGTAAGCATTCTGACTAACACCATCATAGGTAACATTCACCTCTTCAACCTTCAATATTCGGTTACTGCCTACTGTGGTAATGAACAATTCACCACCCAAGGTGTCCGTATGCAATATCTCCAAGGTCTCGAAGATAGCCTTCATCCTAACATTAAGGTAGTCGGTCGTCAGATGACTTCTGAAAAGCTCGTCTAAAGACCAATCGCCCCCACTTAAAGCCGAATAGTCCCCAACTTGAAGCCCTCGCAAGAACTTAATCAAGAAGTTTGCCGCATCCGTCTTATCCTTATGAAGATAGGAGTTTTCAACCCTCTTGGCTGAAAATACATTGAAGTCTGTAGGTTGAACAGTTGTGTCATAGCTCTTAATGATATAGATACTATTTCCACTACCTCCCTTATTGAGATAGCTTTGCCCATTGAAAACAAGTTCCTCAATCTGTGAGGACATCGCATTGAGCCTAGAGTAAGCAGGTTTCTCACCTACAGTATACTTTACGCTATCAAAGGGAACGTCAAGATGTAACTCATAGCCGATAATTCTAGATGCTCTAAAGCTCATATCATATCCCTTGTTGAATAGGTTCACCCTATCGCCCTCAAAATGGAATTGTCCCTTGCCGTCATTGTATGAGTAATCAGACGCAGCCGTGCAAGTATAGGTCGTAGGGTCTATCATTGACTTCTTCAAGTTCTTGATGGCATCGGTCAAGAGCTCGTTGGAGGAAGATGTCACCAAGGTATTGCCCAACTTCGTTGAGTCCCAATTGTAGAGTACAAAGGTATCTCCGTCTTTCGGATGCAGAACCGTGTCTGGCAAGAATCGTCCGTAGTCCTCGTTTGCAACAATCTCAAAGACCTGTGCCGCTGGATTTATCTGTTCCTTGCCATCCTTCAGTATAGGGCTACCATTAGCATCTCTCAAAATCTCGGACTCACCATCGGGATTGAACTGACACTCGAAATCCATTCCATTCAACGAACCACTTTGGAAGATAATATGCAAGGTCTTTCCACTGAGGATGTAGGAACTTCTGAAAGCCATGTCCCCTGTCTTGTTTCCGTCTGCGTCTACGATGGTCAGTCCCTTTACTCGATAGAAAGTCCTCTTGATATAGTCGCCCTCCTCGGGTGTGCTCTCGTCCTCAACATCCTTCTCATAATAGGTAACATTAGAAGTCTTGATTAAGTTCCTTGGATAAATGTCATCATTGGTGGTAACGCCCTCTACATACTCGTCTTCGGTAAGTCCCTTGACTTGCAAGCAGCCATTCTTCAACTCAAAGCCGTTATCTTCCAAGAGTTTCTTGTTCTCAGCGGAGCACTCTTCTAAAGTAGGGAGCATAAGCCTCTTCTCCACCACTCCGTTCTTTGTAACGTCAGCGGAAGAGTTCTGCTTATATCCACTAGGTAAGTTCCTAGCCGCTCCAAAGGCATATACCCTGTTGGCATAGCTTGCTTGGCTCTGCGAGCTTGACATTGAAACAATGTTTTCGCCATCCTTGAAGTCTACAACCTCATTGGTATTCTCGCAAGTACCAAAATGCACGAGGTTTCCCTCTACCCACCATTCGCACTCAAAGGTCTGTGCGATATTAGCGATAGCATCAAGAATGCTAGAATTGGAATAGGTGATTACCTTGGACTTAGTACTGTCAACGCTAGCATCCACCACGAATGTGTAATCGCTACCTTTTCCCGTGTAATTCGGGTCATAGAGATACGACTTGCTAGCCTTAGCCAAGAAATCCAAGTTATCCTTGATGATGTTTGCATGTGTAATGATATTCGAGGTAAGCGTGAATGTGCCCTCTGGAGAACCAGAGTTAGGCATATATTTCAGTCTCTTGTTCTTCCATTTCCTATAGTAAGCATCAAACTCCAACTCATAGGAATATCCAAGAGTGCCATCGTCCTTTGGCTTTACGTTATCAACCAACTCAAACCTTCCATAGTCAGTAACGATGAAATCTCCCATCTTGAAGTATATCGCACTGCCAAGCTTAAAGGATAGCTTGCAATAGTGGGACTGCATCAACTCGAAGTGCACCAACGCATCCTCCGTTACGGGAACGGAGCACCTTACGTGTACGTCTCCCTTTGTGTCGTAATACTTAACCTCTATATCCTTGTATGTCCTCATTGTAAATCCTCAAATTCCTTCATGTTAAACTTCTCCATATCATCGCTTGTGAGCGCACCCCTGTTCTTCGGGTCATACTCAACGAACTTAATGCTCTTCTTCCCGATAGCTCCTCCCTTTCCTCGGGAATAGCTAGTGGACTTCCTAGAGCAGAAGAGCCTGTAAATGTCAGACTTGGAAGACGGAACTTGTATAGTTACGAATCCATTATCCATCAGCGCATCGAAAGCCGCCAACCTCTTGTTATAGTCATTGTGGTCTCTGCCTACAATCGTAAACTCCAAGGTTACGTTCCGCTCCGCCTTCTTCGGTCGTATCAGTATGACCCTCGTTCCGTCCTCTGTGCGCACGGAGTTGGTGATGTAGTCCTTGTTGTCAGCATCCGCTTCCAAGGCATCAAGAAAACCGCTGCCCATCTTGATACGATAGGTAGCCCATGCGTCTTGTCCGTTTATGATAAGTTCATTCGTGTTCATGCCAACAAAGTTAAAAACAAAATGAGGAATAATATTATATTATTATCATAATGCTTTCACTTAAAATTTAAGTGCAAAAAGGGCGCAAATCCTAAAAGGAAATGCGCCCAAAAACAATAAGCTTTTAAAATTATGAAGTTGTGTTTTCGTTTCCCTTTACCTTTGCAGCTAACGCTACTTTATCTTCTGCATCCTTGCGTATCTTTTCAATTTCTTCAGCAGGAGCGTCAGTTAGAGCCAGCATTTGTACAGCAGTCTCTAAAGAAAGTACGCCTTGATTATATAGTTCCGCTATTACTTTCCACTTATCCTTTTTGTCATCCTCGAAAGGTTCGGCAAAATCGAATTCGACCTCCAACTTATCCAACTTGCTTCTCATCTCAGGATATAGTTCCTTCATTACGGCTATAATCACATGCGATAATCTACCGACAAGTTCTTCATAGATTTCCATTCGGTTCGCTCGCTTGATGTAACCCAATACCAACGCTCGTTTTATGCCGACACTAGTAAGCGTACTCATAGCTTTCATTAGTTCCGGTGACATATCCGGTGTAAACGTATCAAACAATATAGACTGAGCCAAGTCTTCTTTCTCTGCCTTGCGGATTTCGGAATTCTGAGGTGGGTTGATATATTCAAACCTAGAGTTCTTGCCTGTAAGTTGTATGAGTTTACCTGGCTTGTTCCGCTTAGGGATTGATTGTATCACGTCAGCAGTAGCAGCGGCAATAGGGTCAGCAAAGTAGTTGTTAGTATCTCCAATCTTGGAATCAAGCATCTCTTCACGTTCCATTCTTGGCTCTGCACCATCCCATGCTTTAGGTTGGCGAAAGTAGATGCCGTTAATCTTTCCTGTCGGATTAGGATACTTATACACTTTCCACCCAAAGGCACCACGTTCACAATGATAGTTAAAAACGGATGTCAATATATCCCAACATTCGATAGTCTTTGACTCTCGCTTTAAGGAATAGCCTACAGCAAAAGCAAGCATGTTTCCGTATTGGTCAAACAACTCTCTCATCTTATGTCCCTTTGAGCGAGCTGCAACATACACATCAACATGCATCTTTCCGTTTTTTTGCGAAAAATTAAAAACAAAACCGCTTTCGGTTTCTGCTCCGGCAAGTCGCTTGCATTGACGTAGCTTGGTATTGAAGTATATATCCTTCAAGTATTTTTTATATAGTTCAAAGGCTTCATCGTCACCTTCAGTCTTCTTCCACATAACCGGATTGCCTAACAAGAAGAACAATTCTACCTCATTGATGTATCTTTGTCTTGTTCTTGCCAACTTCTCCGTCCTGTATGGCTTTTCTCCCTTTACCCATTTATCTTCACGGCTCATCACCTTATGGGTTTGTGGATTATATTCCGAAATGGCATTATCCACATCGAAATCATGTTGTTCCATCATATTTACGACAGAATCAACATCATTATCTTCCAAACGTTCGAAGATGCTTCTCTCCACACCCAATGCATTGAGCGTGAGGTTTCGAAAATATGTCTTTATCTGAATAATTGAATCTACAAACATCCTTATAACTTTTTGAAGCAAAGGTAATAATAAACAGGGTTTCTACCTACCATATAGGGCAAACGCCTTTCACTTAGTTTTTAAGTGAATAAAAAAGACTATTTACTAAAGAATTTATCTTAATTTAGTAAACAATCTTTTTTATTTACACTTGACTTTTATCTACTCTTATAGATTACTTACACTAACAATCTAATAATTAGATACTTGTATTTTTATTACAAAAGTAATTATATTTGTCATTTAGTACACTCCTAAGTCTGATTTAGATGCTTTTCTTGGCTTCATTACTTTACCGAGCAATACGGCAAGAATATAATACCTAGCAGCATCTATCAAATGGTTATCATGGTCTTCGGGAACATTGATGTAATTACCATCCTTATCCTTTGACCACACATATTTACGGAACTCGCTCTGTAAATGGACTGATTGCTTAGTTGTGAAGATTTCGAATGTCTGCATCTTGTCAATACCAGCCAATATAGAGCCAGCACCCTTTTGTGCTCCATATATAACTATTCCACCAAGAGCTACCTCATCTATAAGTCTAGGGTCAGCACTATCCGCATACACAAACAAGCCTTCGTCCGCATAAGGGCGCAAGAATCTTATGATGTCGCTAGATAACATTTCCGTTCTATAGCAAAGTTCCTCTATGTATAGGCGATTGTCTACGATACCGCACTTTACAATTGCCGTATAATCTTTTGAATATCCCCAGTCTACACCGATGGCTACTTTCCTTGCATTACTAGGGAACTTATCAACGATGCCTACATGCTTGAATATTGCGCCCTCTGATACATCCGACCATCTACCAATCATTATATGCGCATATTTCTCCGGCTCATTCTCCTTCATCTCTAACACCTCGTTAAGGAACTCCGGTGATAGATGCTTTATATTATCAAGATAGGTCGTATGTATATGAAGCACTCTAGGGTCAGTACTTATCTGGACGGGAACTCCATCAAAGTACACCTCTTTATGTGTCTTTTCAATGAAACGCTTATATACCCAATGATTTGAATCACAAGGGTTCATAATGATTATTACTCGGTTGTGCAAGCCTTTCTGACGGATTGAAAGCATGATACGCTCAAAATCCTCCTCACTCGTCCATTCCTCAGCCTCATCAACGACAAACGTAGTTACACCATGGATTGACTTTAACTTCGCAGTCTGATTACCACTAGCCGTATGAATACCACGGAACATGATTTCAGCTCCTGTCATTTTGTTGACTATATCTGTCTTAGTATTCTTAAAGTAATCCTGTGTACCATCAATCTCTATCTTCTCTTTAACCTCTGGAATTACGGAAATAGCGGCACTTACCATCGTATAACGTGTATAAAGAATCTTATGCGCTATCTTTCTTTCTGCATTGTATTCAAAAGTAAGTCTTTCGATAAACTGAGAAGCAGAGAAACTTTTTCCTGACGCACGGCTTCCTGTTATAAGGTAAATGAAATGCGTCTTGTCGTTATACAACGGATAATAAACGGAATGTGTTTTTGCCATTATTCACCCTCCTCTTGTTCTTCTGCTTCCTGCTCAATCTCTCTTTCTATCCACTTATTGACGGATATACCTTTCTTAGGGTCAAAAGGAATACCCTTTTCCTCTTCATCCTTCTTACCTCTCTGTATCTCTCTCCAAGTCATATCGTAATGGAATAGCCAAGTCGAAAGAGCTTGTACGTTAGGTGGGGTCTCCTGCTCGGTTTCTCTAGTTTCCACTACTATATCATCTGTCATAACTCCATCTACAACCATGTGTCTTTTGGTGGTTGTTTTGCCTTTTACCTCAACACCTCCAAGGGCGCATTTAAGGAATCTGCCACGCACGATTGCATTAATAAACTCTCTGCCACGCACGAGGGATTGAGTTATCCTTTCGCCTCTTTCCACATTTTCGTCTTCATTCCAATTCTCGTATTTTCCGTTTTTCATTCGGTTGAAGACCTGTGGATTTAGGTCAACCCCAAACTTCAAACCAAGGGCGTAGGCAATTTCAGAATCCTTCTGACCTTGCTTTGCAAGCTGTTCTATCTCATCGTAGAAAGCATCGCCATTGTAATCAAATTTCGGTTTTGCCATTTTCTTGTATTTATTATTGTTTCGCTATATATTGGGCAGATGGGATTTATACCTTGCCTCTAATTTTGTTATACATATAGATAGGAACGGCTAGTAAGAACATTGGTATTGCCAATATCATAGTTATAGCCAAGTTCGCAATCTTCATTAATCTTTTTCCGTTTGCCTTCATAATCTTTCGATATTTATGAGTTGACCAATTGTCCTACCTTGTTTATCAAAGGAGTAAAGAGACACGACACCCACATATTGAATGCGTTCTTTCTCCTCTTGCCAAGAAACATAGAAACAATCATAAATGGAATGAGCATACCTATTGTTATTGCCGCTATTATAAACCCTAACGAGAATCTTAAAATCTTTTTCATTGCTTATTCGTTTATATTCGTTTTGCTACTTTCATAAGCATTTCTCCCTTGATTACCTTGTCGGTTTCGATAAAGCCAAAGGTGCTCATAAAACGTTCCTTGTTCTCTATATTATCAAAGGAAAGCATGACGTAAGACTCGGCTTCTAAAGCTTTTTCCGCTGCCTTGGTATTTACCTCTTTCTTTACCTGTTGCATACGTTCTTTATTCGCTTGATATTGAGCCTCTTGCTGCTGATTGGCTATAATTTGATTTTGTTCTATCTGTCGTCTCTGCTCTTCTTGCTCATCCTTTGATACTGGTTCTTTTCTGTTTTCGCTTTCTTGGGCAAATGGGTCTAGTAAGGAATTGAGTTCTTTGCCTAACTCGTCTTCGCCTTCAGTCTTTACCATTGCATCATAGCCGAACAGGGACAGGTCTTCTTCCGTTAATCCGGCATCCATATAGTTTATGTCCGGCAGTAATTCACGGACTTTCATGTCATCCCATTCTCCATGAGCATTCTCGGAATTAAGCATGAAGTTCGGTTCAACTTCGGTCTTGTAATCCACATTTACAGCCTCAGCCAAAAGAGTATAATCCTTTTCGGGATAGCCCATAATCTCATCCATGATGGTTACTTTTTGGTTGCCGCCTACGATGGTCATTGTTGGCTTATTGACGGTTATACCACCAACAACGCCAAATTTTCTTATGGAACGTTTCAATGTAGCTTTCTGCTGCGGTGAAATCTTCCTTGGATTATATGGTGCTATCTGCACTTCGGAGCGTTTGAACTCTTCTTGCTTGCCTGTGAAATAATCTCTTGGTTTCGTCATCTTATCAACTCATTGTTTCTTGCAAAGGTATGAATAATAATTGTTTAAGAGAAATGTTTACTTGCGTGTCTTTTCACTTTGTCTTTTAAGTGAAATAACATATCGCAGCAATATATTAATTGGCTTGCATTTTGGTTAATTTTGCACAAAAAAGATATGGGAGACGTTGGTAATAATGGGGCATATGCTAGGCTGAGAGCACAAGCTACCTCTATGCGGAGAAAAGCCGAGTCGGTTGGTAACAAGCTACAAGCTATAGCTGAAGGTATAGCTAAGAAGTATGGAGCAAGGGTCACTCCTATCAATTACAAGAGTGTTGACTCCATTGTACGCAAGGCTAAGGGCGAGGCTAAGGGTATTAAAGACATTAAGGACTCGTACAGAACAACCATCATCGCAGATAAAGGGTCAATACCGAAAATAATAAAAGACCTTAAAGGCAAATACAAGGGCTTTGAGTTCGTTAGACTCAAGGAACAGAAACTGGATACTGGCTATTCAGGAAACATCATCAATATCCGGAACAAGAAAACCGGACTTATTGGTGAAATACAAGTTAACACCGCCAAGATGATTTAAGCCAAAGAGAATTACTCGATAGCCTACAAGCTGTTGGGTGGGAAGACCATGCGAGAAATCTATAAAGAGACCAAGAAACCATCCGGTTGGGGACATGCATTATATGAACAAAGTAGAACCGCCAAGAGTAACGGAGGTAAGAAGCAAAGGTCGGTATCTATGCAACAAGCTTACTATGCAACATTTCAATAATTAATATATTTAAATTTCAAGTAATAAACATTAATTTGTTTGCAAGTTTAATATATTTTTCATATCTTTGCATTGTAATAAGAAGATAAAGACTATGAACAATAAAGATAAGAACAAAATCAGCCACCTCCTTAAAAACGGAGAGTCGGTTTATGTTTACTATTGGGAGGATGACATCGTTGTCCGTTATCAATATGTAAATAAAGAACTTATGTGTTACCCTAAAGGTAAAGGACGTAAGCCAAAGGAGTTTAAGTTTAATGAAAACACCTATGCACAAGATGCTCTTGAGTTAGGTGAGCTAATAACGAAAGAAGAATATGAAAGATTCTGAAATGATAGAATTGTGCCTTGGTATCGCTTGCAAGGCGCACAAAGGACAGATTGATAAGGTTGGATTGCCTGTTATATTACACCCTATCCATGTTGGAGAAATGGGTAATAGTACCGAAGAGATTTGTGTCGGATTTCTCCATGATACGATTGAAGATACGGATATGACCTACGACAAGCTGTTATCACTAGGTGTTAGAAAAGACATTGCCGATAGTGTATGTGTCCTAACCCACAAGAAAGGTGTTCCGTATTTTGACTACATACAATCAATCATTGACTCAAAAGATATGGTTGCAATCCAAGTCAAAATCAATGACCTGCATCACAACCAATCGAGAGCCAAAAGTACGGATTCCAAAAACAATTTGAAAAATGTACTACTGCGCTTGCGATGATGGGAAAGTTCTTTCCACATGAGGAGGGGCAATACTACCCATCCTTTGAATATATGCCTTAACTAGTACGCTTGCGAGTATAATTCCAACCTAATTCCTTTGCGACTTCACGAAGAGCCTTGTTAGTACTAACTACATCAGCTCTGTCCCAAGCAATTGACAACTGCTCTCTACTTATTCTTCCGTGAGTGTAATCGGAACTTGGTTTAGCGACATATGAATTAAAATATTTCATACGCCTATCCTTTATCTTTCTTGCAACATTCACGGCTTGACGTTGCGTACTTATTCCCCAACCATTCTTCGGTCTTTTCATAGAGTATGTATAAGAGCCTGTGATAGCTCTTATCTCTGATGCGTTATTTATGACCGTAGTAGCAATATCTGCACTACTAAAGCTTCTTCCTATCCTACCTGCAATATTGCTATCCAACCCTTCTCCTGGGTGGTTATGCGTCAATATCGCATCTTTGTAATTGTAACCACTTGGCAATTTCGTACTTGTAGAAGTACCTCTTGTGGAATGGCTTATCTCTTTTCCATTTTGGTCGAAAGCATAAATACGTTCTGTCTTTAACTTTCTAATCTTAGCTTCTGTGTCGGACAAAGCCATATCCAATCCACGGCTATGTCCGGCATTAATTTGCCTATCCGCTCTTTCGCCTCGTTGAGGTCTGCCTCTATATCCTCTATCTGCCATATATAAATCTCCTTTTTTATTTGCAAAGATACAAAAATTGCAAGGGAGTACCTAAATATCAATGGTTTACAACTTCACTTATCTATATTGTGCAATCATTCTTTATCTTTGTTATATTTAACCTCAACACCAATCATCGTTTGTTTCACAAAAACCGCCTTACAAGACAACAACTTTCCATTCTTAGAGAATTCTTTATCCTTGTACCTAATATCATATTTGCCAATATGGTAATCGTAGCAAGCATCAATACAACTCTCTACAAGCTTCTTCTCTGCTTCGAAGTATGGCATTTCCTTCTTGGTCACTTTCGCAAGCCACTCACCACCTTGTATTAGGTCGAATATTCTTGAATACCCATCACGCAAGCCATTGCAATATGCGGCATAAAACTGCACTTTCTGAAGAGGAACTTTTGTACCTTGTTCCAACAACTTGACAGCCAACGCCCTAGCCTCATCATCTTGGCTCTGCTCTAGAATCTTCATTGCATGGTTTACAACTTTTCTTTCCTGTTCCGTCATGTTATATAGAATTTAAGTTTTTCAGAAAGCTCAATCTGCCTTCTACTTGTGTAAATGTGTCATCCAACTCATCGTCACTCATAGAGGAATAGAAAGTATAACTGCATGGACGCATAGTAAATCCATCAATCAAGAAGACAGAGAACCACATAATGCGCTTTACACTACATTGTTTCAGATTAACTTCTAATGCTCCTTGCTCTACTTTTACGACAATATTATTGGTTGATTTAATGCTTAACGCCTTACCTAAAACATCATTATATACTTCATTCATTACTCTTCTCTTTAAATCCTACATATCTCTTCATTTCACTATAAGCTCTCTTCATAGCCTCAGCCGGAGAAAGATTATACTTTTTCTCAATATCGCTTGTTATATCCGCAAGATGCTTTCCAAACAACTCTTCAATATAAGAGTCATCTTTCATCCGCTGAATACCCCTTGCATATATCTTAGCCTTATCCATGCCCCATTCCAATCCCATTTCGTGAATAAAGTCATCCAATTGCATAAGGCTTTTCTTTCCGAAGTTTCGGAATTTTATCATATCGAGCTTGGAATATTGTACCAAGTCTCCAATAGTATCTATGTCGGCTGCCTTTGTCACATTAAGGACACGAACCGGTAAATTACAATTAACTAATCTGATGGAGAACAATGAAGGGGGAACATCTTCAGGTTGTTCTTCTTCTTTTTCACCCTCTTGCATAATAAACTGCATTTTTACATTCTTAATTTCCTCTTTCAAGGAATTGTTCTCCATCTTCAAGTCTACAAGTTCTTCAATCGCATAGTTGAACTTCCGGATAGCCTTAATAACAATCTGGCGCACCCTTTCTCTTGATAGTTCAAAATTGTCGGCTATATCACTAATTCGGTCTCCATTGAAAAATGCTTGCATAATCTTTTTCTCTCGTAATCCGTATTGTGCCGTTAACTCCAATAACATACAAAGTGAACTACCTATTTTGTCATAGCTGAAAGAAGAAACGTTCAACGCATCATGCATTAACATTTGTATCTTAGCATTTACCTTGCGCTCACTTGCCAACAACTCTTTCTGCTCTCTATCAAGTAAATCCTCTGAGACAGATAACATCTTGTATTTCTCGGAATACTTCTTAACATCATCGGCATTCACCCAAAAGCGTTTACTGCTTTTATCATTGTAGCCTCCAAGCAAGCCCTTGTTAACCCAGTTCGTAATCGTCTGAGGGTCAACACCTAAATAAGCAGCGGCATCATTTCTTGTCATTCTCTCCATACGAAACCCTTTCTTTTATTTTTTGTTCTTAAAATATTCACCATAGGCATTAACCAAATCTTTTTCAGTAATACCTCTTCTCAAACAATCATTAGCGAAATCTACTCGTACATTATCATTCCTTTGAACTTTATTGTATCGTTCTGAATACTCTTCAATTAAGTCCGCAACAACCATATACGCTTTAATTTGGGAGGTTTTAAGCATGTCAACACTAACAAAAGTCTTGCATATATTGATACCTCGCCTTTTGTCAATCTTTTGCAGATAAAGCCCCATACTTGTAGCAACAACCTTACTTGTATCATTCTTATAAATAAGTACCGTATAGCCTACTTCTCTTTCGATGTGAGCAAGCACCCTATTAATTGGCATGTTCTCTATTCCCAATGCTCGCTCGGCATATCTCCGCAAGAAATGAGGCGTATAACTGAACTGCTCTGCACTATTCTCTTCGTCCAACAAGGAAGTAGCACATACGTAATCGTTCGTTTCCTTGCAATAGATAAACATGTCAAAATAGAATTGTCTTATGTTCCCTCTATCTACAAACACGCATACTTTGTACTCGGTAGCGTCTTTCGTCTTGAAATCATAACACTGAGTTGTGTATCGTCCCATTCCTTTACGAAGCTCACGGATGAGTTTCTTTGCTTTTTCGATAGCAAACTTTTCTAGCATAGGCTTATCTTTCTTGAATATCTCAAAAAGTTCACGCCCCGTCATAGAGCCTATAATCATTCTTTTCCCTCCTCTTTCTTATTCAATTCGTTAGTAAAAAACCTTTTTAACCCATCGTATTGATTTACCACCTGTTCCAAAGCCTTATTCTTCTCACGCAACTCATCACGCTCTAAGAGTAACTTTCTGTACTTCTCTAACTCACATCTAACTTCTTTCGAGTGAAGCCTCTGTAGCTGATTGTTGAGTTCATTAAGTTTGTAGCCTTGTTCACATGTTTTCTTACGAAGGCGACACAATTCTTCTTGCATTTTGGAATAATTCTCCAATACCCTAAGAGTTATTCGCTCTTCTGGTATATCCTTATTCATATCATTTTTTCTTGCCTTACTCATGTTTAAAACTCCTTGTCCTTTAAAAATAAAACGCTCCCAACCAAATAACTACCTTTCCAGCCAAGCCCCTTCGCTTGTATTGTAGCCAAAGTATTTATAGGTTTATGTTTGAGAAGTCCTTCTTCATCGCACAATAATATGTTATTATCATCAAGATGAACCAACTCGACATAACCACCAACTAAAGCCTGAGCCTCCTCTAGAGTAATCTTTACTCCATTCTTTGGCTGCACCTCTTTGACGATGCAGCCTACCTCGTATAACTTCATGCTCTATAAATTTAAATAAGACATCATATCTTGAACGGCATCCATATCTTTTTCGATACGGTCATCATACATGCTTTTAATACTCTTAGAAACCTCTAATATTGTAAAGCAGTAGTGTTTACCTTTAAAGTAAAAAGGTAACTCATTACAATTCGACTTGTTTGCCGTGAAATTATAAGGACTCCCATGATGAAAGTCAAATTCAAAAGAGCTGTTGTTATCCTGGCATCGCTCTACTATCTTACTTCTCCATTCTGCAATATGTGCTTGCATCTTTTTCTTATTGTTAGACGCTTCTAACCATAAGGTAGATAATGCTGCTTTTGAATGATAATAGTTTTCACTATCTAATATCTCCAGCTTAATGCAAAAAACTTGATTTACTGCAATCGGTTTTAATGCTTCATCCAAAGCGATAGCCAAAGCTCCACTCTTACAATTATTTGCCCTAAATTGGCTTATTATTTTATATGCAGTATTCTTATCCATAATCTCAAAGTTCTAAATTTCAACACCAAAATTCTCTGCAAATATCTGAAGCATTGTCAGCTCCAAAATAACTTTCTTTGCCTCGTCTTCACTCATACCATAGCATACTGCAAAACGCTGACGTAATATAGCGCAATCCATATCGTGACGCTCATTTAAGAAAGCTATCATATTTCTTACTAATTCTTTGCTATTCATTCTCTTAAACAGTTTTTGTGGTGTGTCTCACCATTTTTATTATTTGTACTTTTCAATTGTATTAAAGACATTATCTAAAGCCTCATCGCAATATGCCGTACTAGTTACACATGCGCCTCTAGAAATCGCCTTGTAACAATCTCTAAGACCAAGCAAACCACCAATAAGCTTAGATGCATCATAGCAAGTAAACTTATTCAAGTCCAATGCATCAATAGCATTAATACCATTTTCTGTAATAACACCTTTAATATCATTGATGAACTTCTTCTGCTTTTCGGTAATCATCTTCATAACAATTGTGCTAGTTTTTAACGTGCTCGCTCTGCACTATCTTGCAAGAAACTTGTCTTGCGGCAAATCTTCAAGTACCTCTTAAAGACATTGCAAAGATACGAAATAATTTTCTAACATGCAAATGTTTTATGGTTTTTCTTTATTTATTTAACCTTTCTTTACTTATGATGTTTCTATATTGCATACATTAACAATAAAGGCAGACTTTCACAAGCCTGCCAATACATATAAAGAAGATAATACATTATTATATATAAATTAAAAAGAACATTATCTGTTGTCATACCTGTAGAGTATTACCCTACTTTGTGGAAATACCTTATATATACGTTCTAAGTCTTCGGGTGCATTATCCCTTAGCCATGCAAAACAATCCAAGTCCAAAGACAAACCGCCTGACGCATTCCCAACCTCTGCATTCTCCGAGCGCAATGCTCTGGAGTACATTATCGGCTTAGGCAGATGCCGATGTTTCATATATTGCAAGATTTGCTTTTGAGTAAAATCAGCAAGAGGATAACAATTTCCACCATGAATGTAATTTTCATCCTCATACGACTTCAACATAAGACTTCGGTTCATCGAGTCTGCTTTCTTCATACAAAAGAATACGTATTCTATTCCGAAACGCTTTTTTAAGGCTTTTACTACCATAGAAAGATTAAGAACCTTTACTTTTGGATTCGGAACGCAATAAACTCCATAATGAAGATTGTATGTTGTATTCCAATGTGGTATCTGCTCGAACTCTATCTTCGGGTATCTAGCCTTCAGCCAGTTTATCCATCGTTGTATATGCTCTAAGTCTTTTACAAGATACATAAATACACATACTATCCGCTCAAACTTATCATATAATAAGTCCAATGTAACAATGGAGTCCTTGCCAAGTGACATCATAACAATGCAATCCGGACTCTGTTCCCTAGCCATATCAATTACCATATTGGCAACATCTATAGGGTTCTTCCTAACAACTAGAGGCTTTATTCGCTTGCGTCCCAT